TTTCGGAAACTTTAGTATTATAAAATTCTTTTAATTTTGGAGTTGAATCAACTGAATTAATGAATTCTTTTAATACTTCTTTTTGGTTATCATTCAATGTAGCGTATTTACCATTGAATTTTTCTAACATTACTTTATATGTAAGAATACGTAAATCTTTATCATATGATTGGAATTCCTCAATTAAATCATCTTCTACTTTTTGTTTATTAAATTGTTTAGTAGTTAATGTTTCTAAAAGAGCAATTTTATTTGATATAATTTGATCTGGGTTTGATAAATTTTCACTGTTATAAATCTCTACTAAAGTATATAAAGCAGCATGTGATTTATAATTTGGAAGTTTTGTTGAAAAAAATTCTTCTAAATCATAATATTTAGAAATTTCGTTAATCAAATTGTATTTTTGTCTTTTAAGAGTACTTCTATTTAAATTTTTAGAAGATTCAATAACTGAAGTAATTATTAATTCGGCTTTGCCTTCTGTCAAATTTTTATGTTTGGTAAGAGTTTCGTATAATTTATATTCTCTTCCTAATTCTGTTTTGACAAAATATTTTTTAAGAATATCAGTGGCTTTAGAATCTTTACCTGATAAGGTATCAGATGTTATCTGACGCACAAGCAATTCAAATAAAATTCCCGTATTCTTATACTTAGAATGTTTAATAGTCATTCCTATGATTTTTGTTATAAATATATAAAGATTCTTACTCTCTTATTTGATTTTCATCTAATAATGATTTTTCTGATTTATCCTTACTAATGTTTAAACTTTCAATTAAAGTTTTATGTTTAAGATAAATTTGTTTGGCTTCTAATGCTAATGGAGAACCACCTTTATATTCAGGTTTAATTGAATTTGATTCATTATCGTCTTTTTTCATACCTCTAGTACCTAATCTGTCTTTACCAAAATTATCATCTTGAGTATTTCTATTAGTAGATTTTTCTTCAGGACGACCTAATTTTAAATCCTCATCATATCCTGCAGGTACATTATCGGGTTCAGAATACATTCTTCCTTTACCATATAATGAAGCTAAATCATGTGGAGTACCATAAGATTTACCAGTTACTTTAGGGTCATTACCTTCGGCTTCAATTTGCGCATAACGGAATTTACGTTTCTGATCTTCAAGGAGTAAATCTCTATATTCATCGTATTCATCTTCACTGAAATGGAAGATATTATCATATATCCAATCTGTAGGTAATAATTTAGCTTCCATAATTTTTTGGGCTAAATCTACTTTTTGGGTTAACAATGCAATTTTTTCCTGATCATAAATGATTGAAGGAGTGGTTAAATTAAGTTCAAAGTTTGTTAATGCTTCATCTCTATAACCTTGCGAATATAAATGCACTAAAGCAATTTTATATAATTCGGAAGTAGTAATACGTTGGATACGATCAATTGTACGAGCAAAACGAATATCTTCTGCTGCAAGTGTTGCTTTACCTGTTAAATCCTTTTCGTAACCCATAAATGCTTTTGGAACTTTAAGGGCAGCAAATAATTTATCACGTAAGTAGGTAACATCTTGAATACCATCATATTGTAAACCAGGAGCAGTTTCAATTTTAGTTGATGTGTCATTTCCACGAATAGGAATATAAAAATCTTCAAGTAAGTTTTGTTGATTATATTTTAAATTATACTCACCCGTTTGTCCATCCATTAAAGGAGTACGTTTCATTGTAGAAATTGTTTTCTGCATGAAGTTTTCTACCTCGTTTGGTGGAATTGAACCTACGTTAATATAAAAAATACGACGATCTGGGGAGCGGGAAATTCTATGAACTAACATCGCATCTTCCATTAAAACATATTGTTTAAAAATACGACGAGCAGGTTCTAAATATGAACGGCCATAAGGAAGATAATTAACATCAGTTAATAATCTAAAATGAGCCATTTCATAGTTATCAAAGAAAATTCCTTCTGTTTTATCGTTTTGAACTTGTCCTAATGTTGGTGTACCATAATAACCTGACCCACCTGCATAAATACCTTCAGGTGAATATCTAAATCGTACAGCATTTGGATGCTCTTTATCGTAGTTTTCTTGTCTTTCAATATGATATGCAGTATATGGGATTACATTATAAACACCATATTTTTCTGCGATTTCCATTTTTAAGAAGAAATCACCGTATTTACACATTTGACGAATCCAAGACCAAAGATTAAATTCGATATTTAATACATCGTAAAATAAATTGTAAAGAACTTGTTGTATATCTTCGTCGTTTGAACGAATTTGCAATACTTCACCTAAGTCATTTTTTAATGTAGATTCATCTGAAATAATATCAAGAGCTGAAGCGACAATCGCATCATAATCCATATTATCATAGTCTGAATAGACCATGGTTCTCAGGTACTGCCAATTGACATTTAATTGAGAACCTAATAATGAAGTGGATGTTGGGGAATATAAGCGATTATATCTATCTAAAATTGAATTAGTTGCTACATCGCCCGAACGTTGAATTGAATCAACATCTATTACTTTTAATTCATTTCCACCCTGATTACGGATGATTACGTCTGTTGAAAACAAACGTTGCAATCGGGTAAATAAAGTAGTATCGGCCATTTTAATTTAAATTATATGTATAAATATTACAATATCCAGCTAATATCTTCAGATCCATGATCTGTTTGCATATTATATGGATTTGGAATATTATTTCTGTTATAAGCACCAACATACGTACTCTTACTCATGCTTCCAAGCATAGCTCGAGTTAAATCATGGGATTGTTGTTGGAATTTTAGTGATGTATCTCTTAAAAACATTCCTATACCAAAAGCCATCACTAAGTCATCATTGTAACCAGTTTGTGCTTCAGGTCTACCGTTTTTCCAAACGAATACTTTCATTTCTTCTAATAATCGTTTCGAACGGATTGTTACTGAATGATCACCAACATACTCTCTAAATTTGTTTATAACAAGAGGTCTTGTTCTTAGGGACATTGTAAAACCAGGTGTCATTTCTGAACCACCTTCAAATACTCGTAAATAGGATTCAGCTGTTAATTGGTCAGATTTTGGTGAATGGTATAAATTCCTATATCCTCTTTCAATAATAGCATCTAATGTAGCCCAACCAATCGAGGCATTTTCAACTACTAACATTGCATTGTTATATTCAGAAGCTAAACCAACTAAGAAATAACCATATTCTTTAGGTGGTAATTGACCTCGATATTCAGCAACTTGTGTATTTGTTGCAATATCAATTACATGACATGCCGAAGAGTCTTTTCCATCTCCACGAGCAACGTCTGCTAATATCATATACTCACGTGTATAGTCTGCAGGTTCCCACACCCATAAATTTTGATCAGCTCCTCTACGCTCAATTGGGTCTTTAATTGTTGTTTCTTTTATAAAATCAATCCATTCAGGATAAAATACAACATCTCCTGAAGTGCTAAAGTCACAATCACATTCTTGGGCCGCTAATCTAGGATCACCTAGTAATTCATCTTGTCGTTTCCTCCAGGCTTCATCTCGTTCAGGATGAACGTACCATGGAAGTTTAATTGGTAAGAAATCGTTTTCTGCATTTTCAGCAGAAACCCATGTTTTGTGGAACCAGTTACCTGTACCATAAGGGGTTGATAATACTATCGCTCCACCACCTGTTGCTAAGGTTTGTTGTGCTGATGCCCAAATCTCACCAATTTGTTCAATAAATGCGGCCTCATCCACTATCAATAAAGATACTGCTTCTGATCGACCTGCATCACTACTTGCTGAAGTGGCTTTAATTTGGGATCCATTACTTAATCGTAATGATAATTTGTTATTTTCCTCTGCTTGTATTTTTAACCAGGAAGGTAAGTTATCAAACATAAACTTAACCTTTGTAACCATGTTACGAGCGGTTTCCTGTTTAGTTGCAATACAAAGTACGTTTTTATCTTTATGGAATAACATTAACCACAAGGAATAACCTGCTGCTAATGTTGATATACCTAATTGTCTAGATTTTAATACAACTGAATATGGATGGTCTCTAAATAAACGTAATGTTTTTTCCTGGAATGGATAAAGATTAAATAATACTCTACCTCTTTGAGGGTGTTGAATGTGACAATACTTTTTCATAAAGTGAGCCGGGTCTTGGGCACACTTTAAGTATTCCTCACGTATTATTTGTTTTAAATCAGGTTGACTCATGTTATTTAACTACTACCAATGTAAAAACAGCAAGTAGAGAAGTCACGAATCCTCCACCTAACCATTTAATTCCTTTCTTTAGGTTATTATTTTTATTGGTAAGGTCAGTTACGTCTTTTTCTAGTCCTTTAATTACAGTATCTTGTACAGTAACAATCTTTTCATAGTCTGCTACTTGCTTAAGATAATTTTTTTCTTTAGCTATATAGATATTGATTGTACTATCTTTGGCGTCAATTTTTTCATTTAACTGCCATACCATTTTATTTATAACTTTTAATTCAGCAATAGCAGAATCACCTCGTGTAAGGTCAATTGCAATTAATCGTGCTTTATCGTGAGAAAAACAAATTTTATCTGTAACGGTCTGAGAAAAACTGTTCGAGCTCAGTATTAGAAGCACTAGTAAGATCTTTAATTTTGTTGCCATAATATGTGCGTGTTGTTTGTAGCTCTTGTTCTGTGTGTTTAATTTCTATATTTAATGAATCAACAATATGATTTTGTTGGTCAAGGTTTTTATTTAAAATTTTTTGACCTTCTTTTAATAAAAAAATATTGTTTTTTAAACGTTCAATTTCTTTTTTTTCTTTAGAGTACTTGTCTACTGTAGAAGTTGTGGGTTTAAAATAAGTTAAAAGTATTAAACACAATAAAAGTATCCCACCTATAATAAGGCGGGATAACTTTATTTTAAATATTTTATCTTTGATCATATTATCCAATTACACCTGATACTAGTGAATCTAAACTAGCACCTTTAGATTTGAATAAATCTTTTACTTCTTTCTTGTTAATAAGACTTTTTAATACTTTTAAATCATCAGATTTAGCTCTTTCTGATTTAGACATGTCTTTTAACTTATTAACTTTAGATGTAATACCTTTTTTTAATTTATCGTATCTTTCTTCTTCAGCTGCAGTAAGTTTTTTAGCATGTTTAGAATTTTTACCTAATTCTTTTTCTGCTTTTTTCAAATCAGCAGCTGTTGGTTCTTTATCATCGTCATCATCTTCTCCTTCAGGAAGTAAATCAGCTGAAATTGCTTGGTTTCCACTAATTGCTTTATTGATTTGGGCTTGTCTGGTTTTAGCAGCATTTAAAGCAGCTACGGCTGCTTTTTTATTTTCAATATCAGTTGTTTGGGTAACTTTAAGAGTTAAATCTTTCACTGTATCATCAATTGCTGCTTTTGCAGCCGCATTAGCTGTTTTATCTTGATTAGTTAACTCAGATATAATAGCTTCACGAATATATTCTTTTAATTCAGATTTTTTCATTTTAGAATTTTGATCATAAATATTATAAGGAAAGGGCTTCTTTCACTTGTTTCATGCGTTCTTCAGTTGAACCTTTAATTTCAATGAAATTTTTAATCTTATGATTATATTTTCGTAACAATATTCTAATTTCAGTATCAATCTTTTTTCTATATTCTAAATCAGTTGTACGAATACCATTATCTTCTACTTCAACACCTTCAGGAGAAACATAAAATAAATAATCGTATTCCTGGATAAGGTGGTTTGCAAAATTAGTAAAATCTTCTGCTTGAATGTGACTAATTGATGTAGCTGATAGGGCAAAAGCCATAACATCAATTACTGTACGATCAGTAATAATATTTTCCTGCATCAATTCACTAGCACGTTCTGCTAGAAAAATAGTTTGACCTTTAACCGTTGAGTCTGTATTCAATGGGATACCTAATTCCATTAAATACTTAGAACGCTCTGTTCTAAATGTATAATTCTTAAATTCAGGTAATTTTTTCAATGCTTTTACAAGCGTTGTTTTACCTACTGACATTGTTCCGCAAAAACCTATTTTCATAATTGTGATGATCCTGGTAATACTCTATAACTATCCTCTTCGTAATGTTTAGTTGATACTTCAAAAATTGTAGCTCCTTCTGTAAGTGCTTGTAATTGATGTGGTTGGCCACGTTCTAAATCTATGACATCTCCTTCACCAATCCAAGTTGTGGCAATGGTTGCTGTTTCAGTATCAATCCATCTATATTCAAATTCTCCTTTAGCAACATACCATGATTCTTCTTTAATTAAATGGTAATGCATTGAAAATTTTTTATCTTTTTCAAATACTAAAAGTTTACCACAATAAGCATCGTGGTTTACAATCCAAAGCTCATAACCCCATGCTTTTTCATGTCTATCTCCTTTACGAGGGATTGGTTCGTATTTGTACCCCATATTAAAATCGTGTTGTTCCTTTCATTGATGAATTCTTATACCAAGGTAATCCTTCTCTACTTTTAAGAGTTTCTTTATATGATTTTTCAGTATATTTAATCCCATTAAGATAGTATTCTTTTTTCATTTTACAATCTTCATCAACAGGTTCAATTGCTGGGCCATCCCAATTGTGGAGTTTCCAACTTGATTCTCCAAGTAATTTAATAAAATGATGTTTAGCACCATTCATTTTCATTACTTTTAAGTCATATAATTTTTCTTTAGTTTCCATATTGTAAATGTAATAAAAATATTTTAAATATCCTAATTATTTTAATAAATCTTCAGCAACATAAATTGCTTGAGCTCCTGATACTGTAATACCACGTGCGCTTAAAGCATCACCTACGAAATGCACATTAGGATAATCTACTAATGCTAAATTTTTATAATCTACTTTTACCTCAGGTGATAGATATTTTACTTCAGGCATATAAATACCCCAATCATCGCCCAATGTTGGAAATACAATTTGCATTTCTGTAATGAAATCTTCAATATATTGGGCATAATCTTCACCTAATGCTTCAAATAAAGGTTCCATACTATCAACTTGAACTGCTGATACTTTATTTCCTTCAGATGTAGTTGATGGTTTACGTGAAGGACTATAATAAGTACCAGTACCATTTACTTGAAGTTTTTTAACTGCTTCTCTTGACCATTTAAATGGATCTTCAATGCCATTGATTTCCATCAAGATACCAAAATTTGTCATATCGTTTCTATACGATTCATCTTTTTTAGCGTGTCCATTATATGAATGATTACCGTATGTTTCCTCTACAGCAACATATGCTGCATTGTTATTTGTACAGAACGAACGTAATGAAACACCTTTATCTTCAAACTTTTTATATAACTTAAAGTCATATGAAATATCGATTAGTTTTTGAAAGTGTTCTTGTGGTGCTTCAAATCGAACGCCAATTTGTACTGATTTAGGTTCATCTGGGAGTTTATATTCTTGAGCTAATTCTTGAGCAAAGTCAATACCTGATTTACCTACTGCAAATATAAGTTCATCATAAGCAATCTCTATTCCCCATTTGCTACCATCAGCTACAGCTACCCTATTGCTTTCAAAATCAATATCAAGAACTTTATTTTCCCAAATGAAATTAACATCTTTAGATACTAAATAATCATACCAATTTTTAGCAATTTCAGATAGATAATCTGTACCTACGTGCCATACTGGGAATAATCGTAAACCGAAATATGGTTTAATAAATTCAGGTTCCTCAACAGGATTTGAACATTGTACTTCTTCAGGTTTAGGGTGGAAACGTTTGAAATTGGTAATTACTTGATCCATCAACTCCATTGCTTTTTCCTCACCACAATATTTAGATAATTGACCTCCAATTGCTGTGTGGTAAGTCAATTTACCATCAGACCAACCTCCAGCACCAAGAAAACCTGTCATTACTTCTTCAGGTTTACGTTGGTATGGATCTTTACCCATATCAATTATTGTGATTAATTCTCCAGGGTATCCATTATCCACTAATTTTGTTGCAGCATTAACACCGGCAACACCCGCTCCTACAATTACAATTTTTTTATCCATGTTTATATTTTAACGTTTAAATATACGAAAAAAAAGCTGTGGCTCCAAATTAATGGGCCACAGCTCCTAAAATTTTTTAAAAATCGACAGGCTATGAATCTGTCTGTATGTTATTATTATTTATCTGATGTTTCATTCTTTTTACTTAGTAACACCTTATATCTTGCAACCATTTTGGGATTAATAGCGGATCGGGAGTTAACAGCATATCTTAATTCATCTTCGATATAATGAAATTCTTCTTCTTCTTCAGGAGTTAATGATTCATTAAATGGTTGACTTTCTAATTTTTTAATATATTGTACTCTATCTCCACGTCCAAAAAGATAATGATCATCAACTAATCCTAACCAAAATTTATATGAAGTAGTTTTACCAGTATTATCTTTATCTCCATATTCAATAGCTTTATCTAACATATCTTGGGTAAGATTTACTACATATTCATCACCTCCTGAACCATTATCAACAGTAAATCCTATTTCATATTTTCCAGGGATTATATCTTCAATGTATGAATTTCTTAAATCTTGATTTTCATTAAGAGATTGGATTTTTTCTTTAGCTTGGGAATAATTAAGAGTAACTTTTGTTCCTCTTTTTTTAGAAATTAATTTAATTACATATCCATTATCTGAGAAAACTCGATGTGGTTCTCCCATATACATTACTTCCTCACCTACTTCAAACATATTTTCAGTTAAAACACGTTTAATTTCTTCTTTAAGAAGAGCTTTAAATTCTGATTTTTTCACGATTTATATATTTTTAATCTTAAGTTTCCTGTTCCTTTAATAACACGATGCCATTCGTGTCTTGGTATAAATATACGTTCTTTTAAGGAGGTAGGCAAATTATTATCTAATTGAAGTTGCCAATCTGTATCTTCCAAGATTTCAACTGTTCTATCCTCATCATCACGATGCCAAAGTAATTCTATTGGATCTATATTTTCGGTAAATTCACGAATAATATATTTGTCAGTAACTTCTATGTCGTTGTAGGGTTTACTCATCATAGTTAAATTTAGTAGCATTAGCTGCAGTCCATCTATCTTGATTTTCACATATCCATGTTTTAGTAGAAAATCTAAAATATGGAGTTTTTAAATCCGTTGAAGATGTTTGTGATTGATGCTTCCAAAGTATACGATTATTTGGTTGAGCAGCAAATTGTCCATTATCTAATTTAATTATATTAAATGATTTATGTTCATTTGGTGTCTCAGCCCATGATATATCTAATTCATTTGGCTCTGAAGAGCAGGAGTCTATTGTAAAAAGATAATAACCAGGGGCTTTACTTTTATCTTTCATGATGACTTCACATCTTGCATTTCTTAATCTTTGTTTTTTAATAACAGTTATATTATATGAAAAACAATCCCATAATTGTAACCAATCTAAAGGATATAGTTTATCTTCATTTATATCTGTTTTCCAAACATATGCATGTAAAGGTAATTTATCATATAAAGCACCATAATCATGAATAAGTGATTCAAAGTATAATGCTTGATTTGGTATTGATTTAGTTGATATCCAATGAGCTGATTCAAATTCTCCTTTTCCAAGAAATTTATTATTTTTATCTAACTCAAAGTCATATAAAAATTCTTTTTTTATAAAAACCTCAATTGGGGGGAGATTAGCTACTAAATAACTCATTTTTTATCTCTAATTAATAATTCACCTAATACTTCTAAACGACCCACTTCTCTTTGAAATTCAATTTGAGTCATATTTAAAGATATTTTTTTATAGGTTTCTTCAAATTCTTTTTTAGATTTTTCTAAATCAAATTTCCCTTCAGCGGCTTTTTTGTAATAAGGAGCTTTAACTTTAAAATGATGCCAAGTTAAAAGTGCTAAACCACCTTTTTTTTCAGCATTTTCTGAGATTTTAGCAGCACCTTTACCTCTAGTAATTGCAAAATTTTCAAATGTTTCTTTTGCTTCTTTTAATAGTTCAAGTAAATTTATCATTTTGTTTTTCCCCATTTTTTACCTTTTCCAGGTGTTTTACATTGTGATGCTGTAGGGCGGCATGAAGGATATTTAGCACGTTTTTCGCCTTTTTGACGACCACAAGATTTATATCCTACTATTTTACCATCTTTTCTAATGGGAGAATTACAATCTACCCAACCTCCTGTTTTACCAGGTGCTCCTTGACGTTTAAACCATTTACGTAAAGATTCATCTTCTTTTATTATAGTAGAAATAGCTTCTCTTAATTGACTTTCTTTAACGCTTTTCCAAATTTCTCCTTTACGACATCTAACTACAGCTCCTGATTTGTAAGCTGAAGGTTTGTCGAATTTACGATCAGCAATGCGTAAGCATCTGTCTCGTTTAACCTTCTTTTCTTGAAGGACTTCACTAATAATTTTTTTCAATTTATCCATCACCAAAATCCTGAAAATGAAGATTTTAATCCAAGTAATTTAGCATATCTAGGTAATCTACAGCTCCAGTATGAAGCTTTAGTTCTATCTGTTTTTTGAGAACATTTATGGCGTTTAGCAAATGCTGCTCTTGCTTTTGGATTATTAATTTTAGCAGACATACCTGCTTGACCAAATGATACTTTTTTAATTCGTTTAGTTTTAGGATTACGAACATAAACATAAAACTTTTTAGAACCCCCACGCATTGGTTTTCCAATTGGTGGGTTTTTCTTTTTAGGTTTTGATTTAGCTTCGTCTAATTCCTCTTCAATTTCTTCAAAAATATAATCTAATGGAACTTTTTTATTTTCATAAATAGCAAATTCACCTAAATTAGTTTCAGTTAAAATTTCTAAATCATCACCTGTAAAGTTTAAAATACCTCTAGAATATAATGATCTCGCTTCTGCCCATAAATTAAAATATGCTTGGGATCCAGCACGATAAACATGTTCAGTAAGTGGTTTTTTATTATCTAAATGATATTTTAATCCTTCGGATAGTATTTCACGTGGAGCTAAACTTTCATTTAAAACAATTGGAGCTTTAGTTTTTCCACATTTATCTCCACATCCGCAACCACAATCTGTAGTTTTGGATTCTAATACTTCTCTAATTAATTGGTGTAAGTTTTCCATATTATCTAAGTACAATTTGAGGATTTGTATTATCCCATTTATATCCTAAAGTAGGTGCTTTAACTATAGTATCAATATATCCTGCATTTACTACTTCAGGGAGTTTATCAATATCTATTAATACATAATCACCACTTGATGAATTAAGCATTAAAAAAGAATCTACGTTATTTTTAGAAGCATAAGAAGCAGCATTTAATTCTAGAATTTTTTTCTTCATATCCTCTAAACTTTTAAAATCTGCAGGACCATTAAAGAATTTACTAGCTAATCCTTGACCAAAATATATTTGATCAAGAATTTTCTGAATATATGAAATTACTTCTTCGGATTTATATCCGTTTTTAGTTGCTCTTTCATATATATCTTTTAAAGCATAGTTGATATTTCCATTGCTAGGTTCAGAAAGAAATTCTTCTAATTCTTCTCCATCTAAAAATTTATCTCCTATAATTTCTAAGTAATTAGTAGAACTACCTCTACCACCTTGTTGACCAAATCTACCACCTGTTCCTTTAACCTCAAGGTTTTTACCATTGAAATTTAAGTCACCACCACCGCTTCTATTATCAACATCTTTAAAAACTAATGCTAAAAATACTTCGGCTTTACCGATAGAAGAACCACTTGCATCTAGGCCTGGTTCTATGTTAATAAGATCTTTTACTAGTTGGTCTGAAAGTCCAGTTACTTTGGCTAGATTACCTTTATCACTTGCTCCTTCAAGGGATTTAGGTTTTTTAAGGTAATCTATAAGTTCTTTAGTTTCAGTATCTGTTAATTTATCTAAGATATATTCTAAAGCCGAATCTTTAGTTTTAAAACTTTCAGGAGTATATCCTTTTTGATTTAAATATGATTTTAATTCACCTCTAGATCCCGAACCGGAAATGCTTTTAAACAGCTTTTTAAGGGTTTCATCCGGAATATCGGATGATTTTATTAGATCGATAAGTTTATTTTTTAAATCTTCTTCTTCGGGGTTTTCATCGACCTCTAATATCTCGTTAACCATTTCAAATAGCATTTTTTTATCCTCAGGGCTATCCATATCAGGATATCCTTTAGGAAATTTATAAGCTACATTATTTATGATTCTATCAAAAACGTTCATTATGCTGGGGTTTCTTCTGCTGGTGTTTCTTCTTCCTCTGGTGGGGTTGCTTCCTCACCTGCTGCTGCTGCTTCTTCACCTTCAACTTTTGGTTCTTCTTGAATACCATATGCTAATAATCGAGAAATAGCTTCTGCAGCGGATTGTTCTTCACCAAGATTTAATAAATAATATTTTTTACCTTCAACTTGAGCAATCCAACTTCGTTCGGTATAAATTAACATAAAATTTTCCATATTACCTAATATAATACGGAAAGTTGTTGGACGAGGAGCTACCCATTGTATATCAGTCATGAATACCTCATACTGGTTTGTAAGTAGATCAACAATGACTTTTTTAAGTTGTGGAAATTTTCCTAATACCGGAAATTTATCAGCATCAAGAGATATTTCTTCTCCTTTATCAATATCAACTTGTTTTTTAGCATATGATTGCTTAACAATTGATTTAATTTTATCTCTTAATTCGCTTTTATTCATTATTCAGACTTTAACTTTTTAGCTAATTTTTCAGCAATTGATCCTGTTGTTTTCTTTTTAGCTTGAGAAAATTTTTCAATACTGGCAATATCCATTATTCTACCATCTTCATGTTTAAAAAACTTTTCTTTAGTTTTTTTATCTATTTGGATAGGATAATCTTTTCCTTTATAAGTATACGTATCTGTAGTTATTTCGTAATTAGCACTTATAGGACTTGGTGAAGATGTTGAGGTAGAAGTTTTAGTAGAAGTAAACCTACCTTTTTCATCTCTTGCAGGAGTTGATTTAGGTGTAGATGTAGGTGTAGGTGTAGGTTGAGATGTTGGTTCTTCTTGAGCAAAAACTTTACCTGCTGCGATTGCTGTATTGGCTTGGCTAGTTTGATTTAATAATCTTTTATAAGCATCAATAGTTTGTTGGATTTCTTTAGGAGCTTTATTTAATGATGTTTGAGGAAATAATTTATTTATATCGTTTGCTACATCCGCAAGTTCTTTTTCTAAGGTTTTAGCTTTTTGTCCTAATTTAGCCATTCCTGCTTCTAATTTAGGATTTTTTAAATCTTTACCCATAAAAGATCTACCTACATTTCCTAATCCCGTTCCTACAAAAGCACCAGCACCTTTAGTTTGAGCTTTTAATCTATCTAAAAAACCCTCAGATACTTTATCAACTAATTCTTCTTCTTTTATATGTTTTTTTAATTTTTTAACATGTTTTTCTCTACCTTTTTCTAAACTTTTAGTTAATTTAGAAGGTTTATCAGAAGATTTTGATTGAGGACGACCATACTTTGCTAAATTAGTAGCTAAAGCATATCTTAATCCTTCTTTATCGTCGGCTTTTTTTTTTTCTTCCATCATTGATGGTTTACCTGTTATATCATCGATAAAAGCATCAACTTTAGGTTCTGCTAATTCAAATTCTAAATAATGTTTAGCACTTGATATCATAGTTTTAGCAGTAGTAATTTTTGATTGCCACCAAGCTGGGAGATCAATTTCACCACCTCTTTCTTCTAATTCATCCATAATGCTATAAAGCATCATAGAATATTTTCCTATTTTATATAGTTCTGATTTGATATGGTGTGGTTCATTATCTTCATGACCTAAATCTAAATCTTCAAACATACCTTTTGGAACCTCAGGCATAGTTATTGTAAAATTTTGAGGCATAAGATCATCAAATTTACCTTCTAATCCTAAAGCTTTTAAAGCATCTTTAATATCTTTGTAAGTATAAGGTTCTTTTAAATTAATTTTAACACCTTGTTTTTGAAGTGATCTTACTAAATCTTCGGGAGCTTGAAATTCTCTAATTTCACCTTTTGCTTTTTTAATGATAGACTTTTGCAAAGCATCAGGTAATTTTTTCTGTTTACCTTTTAATGCTGGGTTATTGTCGTATTCTTTAGAAAATGAAATGGCTTCTTTCATTTTAAGTTTATCGTCAGGAGCATATTGATTGTAAAGTGTTTTAGCATCTTCACCGTATCCTAAATCAACTAATTGTTTTACTACACTACCAATTTTTTTATCATATAGTGAACCTGCAAGGAATGATCTATTATCATCGGACATATAGTAATACCAATCAAATCCTTTTAAAAGAGATTCTAATCTATCCATTAGGGCAGATGCTTGAGATAAGTCTTGCTCATCTTCATATCTATCGGCACCAACTTCAACATCCATTTCTTGCATTAGAGATTTTCTAACTAATTCTTTGATACGAGTTTTATGAGTATTTTCTTCCATTTCTACTGCTTTTTTAGCTGCGTTTATTGCTTTTCCAATAACAACCCTTTCAGCCTCTTTCCCATAAGTCTTAACAAGCTTACGCTTGTTTTTCTTAATCATGTTCCTTTTAATTTGAGCACTTTTATTAAGTACTTTAGGGGAAAGTTCGTTTTCCATTATTTTTTATCTTCGGTGATTGATGCTTTTTTATATTCAGCAACCAATTTTTTAATTTCACCTAATACTTTACGAGCACGTCCGTGAGCTGCTTTTGAAGTTCCAGCATGTTCTGCTTTAAATGATTCGTAAAGTACTTCAATTTTTTCAAAAATTTCTGTTGTATTCATAATTTTTATTATTTATAGATTATTTATTTAATTTAGTCCACATTGGGAAAGTAACTTCTTTGATTTTCATAGAAGATTCTTTTTTATCCTCCATTTTGTTTTCATTAGCCGGAATGGTGAATTGGGTTCTTTTTGGTTTATTATCATAGGCTGTTCTTAATTCTTCAGCACGTCTGATAGCTCCATCTAAATGATCAAAAATATCATCATCACCTACAACTCCATGGTATTCATCTTTAAGATCTTCTACAGCTTTAACAAATTCAGAAACACGATTAGGTAGGAATGCCCATACACCTTCTTCAAGTTCTTTTTCTTCACCTTCAGATAATCCTGGTTTTTCAACTACGTGAGTACGAGTAAAGAATGTAATTGTATTACCAATTTGATCCATTAATTTTTTATCACCTAATTGTTCAGCAGCTGCTTGAGCTTGTGTTAAAGCATCTTGTACTGATTTTACATTTGGATCAACTTCAGCGGTAGTCATTGTATCTGTTACTTCAACATCTTCAGTTCCTTCAGGAGTTTCTAATTCTGCGTCTGCTGTTTCAGTGTCAGTTGCTTCAGCATCTACTTCCTCATCTGCTTCGTTCATAAAATCATATAAACTATTTTCTTTTGATGGATTCTCAACATCAAATTCAACTTCTGCTAAGACCATTTCTTTAATTTTGGCTTTTAATTCTGATACTTTCATTTTCTTTTTTTCTATTTCTTCGCCTTTTTTAACACCAGCTCCGTATACATCTTCTTCGCCTTTGTTTTTAGCTACTTTGTTCTTTTTTCCTTTTGCTACTCGTTGAAATTCAGTGTCACCTTCTTCTAAGTATTCATCATCTCTATCTCCCATAATATATTCATCCTCATCTTCTTCACCAGCATACCATGATTGATCTGGGTCGTGTTTTGCTTCTTCAGTAAAATCATGCATTTTCCAGTTAAAGTTAGGATTAGTAACTAATGCCGGATATAAAATTCCTTTTTTTCCTGAAAATGCTAAACTGATTCCTTCTGATCTATCTGGGTTAGCCATACCATTCATTTGGGCTAATAATTCGTAGTAATCTTTACCACCAAAATCACCATATCCTTCATATCTGTTTTCTACCCATTTATTACCTTTATTGTCAAACATATAAACAGCACGAAGTGTGTTTTCAGGTTCAGAACCAATTTGTTGGTCTGTATCTTGAGTAAACCATGAAAATTGACCTTCATTTAATGAAGATTTAACTTCAGCTAAATCTGGGAATTGTTTGGCTAATCCTCTTATAAGATCTCTTAATATTCCGTTTAATGAACTATCATCTTCCCAACCTCTATAGTTAGCATAATAGTTTTCAACATCATCTATATTATTTAAACCTCTAATATTGTCTATTTCTTCAGCAGCAAAATCTTCACCACTAATTTCTTCTTCGAAATCATAGATTTCTTGTTGAAAAGGAGTTAACCCCATATCTTCTTTTAATGAGGAATGAAATGTTGCTTTATTTTCTAATATAGCTTTTCTAAGATCGAATTTTGTCATTTTTGGATATATGTTATAAATATGTTATTTTTTAAAATTACTTTTAAGTTTTCGTAATATAGTTTCAGCTAATGTGTCTTCGTATCCCGAATCGTAATCATAATCTTCTCCATCAACATTAGCATCTAAAATTTCAATATCTTGAGAATTTAAATCATAGAAGAAATCATAAATATCAGAAACATCATTGGCTGCATATACACCCGATCCATATTTTTTAATATTTGAATCTCTGTACTCCTTATTAAATATATCTATTGCTGTTTGAGCATCACGGGCTGAAACTTGGATAAAGTAAGGTTCATCAATTTGACCTCCCATACCTTCATTCATTTTATCTTCAGCAACACCTACAATTTCTTCGTAATCATCCATTTGTAAGATACCTCTTTCTTTACCTAATTTATTTGCCTTTTCAGTAACATCATGTAAGTCTAAATCTTGTTCAGCATCTTCTCTAGCATATTCTAACATACGAAGGAATAAAGGAATATCCATTGTAATTGTATCAACGGCATCTTCTTCTTTAGCTTCTGATAAGTTATTGGTCATTCCTTGTATTACTTTATTTGTAATATCAAATCTATCATCTATAAAGGCTTGTAAAATTGCATCATAAACTCTTTTTCCTCCTTTTAATCTTAAAGGATTAATTTCTAATGTTTTACCATTATTTAAGTAAACTTTAATTTTACTAGGTTTTTCAAATTGATCCCAATCTTTATACAATGATTGTTCTTGAGCTTCAGCTTCATTTAAATTATTTTTAAGGTAAGAAGCGTCAATGTCAATTTCTAAACTAACATTTCCTTCTTTGGCTTTTTCGTTATGAGGTTTGATAACAAGTTTACCAACATTATCTTTTACCTTCATTACTTTCCAATCTTCACCATCCTTAAATTTAAGGATATCACCAACTTTATAGTCTGAGATAGATTTAGATTCATATGCTGTTGTCATAGCTTCATTTAGATTCATTTTGTTTAAATCTTTTGATAAAAATAAAGCTTTATAAGGTTTTTTACCTGGTTTGGTTTTAATTTTTAAAATGTCTTTATCAAGTAAATCTTGGAGTTCTTCTTTAGAAAGATCTAAGTTTACCCTTTGAATAAATTCTTCAACACCATTATCAATATAACCTAATTCAGTACCTTTACCATATCTATTATTTAATATACTTTTAAGGTATTTTTTTTGTTTATCGTTTAATTCAATTTCTTTAGCTTCATTTATACCTTGGAAATTAGTTGTTCTAAGAGCTTGCATTATAGCATATACAGCATCTTGTTCAGAATAATCATAATACTTGGCAAGTGCTTTAATAAATCTATTTACTTTATTAATAACTTCTGGGCTTATACCTTCATTTAGATTTGAAATTTCATCTCTAACCCATTCTTTTTCATTTGGACCTAGTTGATCATAATCCATACCAAACTCTTCGTTTGATATTTCATCATATATATCTCTTTCTTCTTTTAAAGGTTTAGAAAAGAATTCTTTAATTTTTTGTAGATCTTTCATTTGGTTGATTTTAAATAATCAGTTAGTAGTGAACCAATAGCCCCTACTTTCTGTCTTATAAATATCCATTCTTCTCTGGATAATTTATGTTCTTTATCATTAAATGCTATTCCCATCACTCCTATAAAATGTTTATCTAAATCATCTATAGCAATCATGTAAAATGATTTGGTACCATAATCACGAGCAAAAATACTCAAATCATATGTTTCATCAGTATTATAATTAACAACAGCTAATTCACCATCTTTATAAAGTTTAGATAATGCTTTAGGGAATAAAGATACTGGAATTTGTTGAAAAATATGTTGGATAGTTCCAGTATTAGGAGTGATTTTTTCGTAAAAAAGAGAAAATTTCTGAATGGATTTCCCTGTAGGGAAAAAATGACCACCATTGTGGAACTGACCTATCCAAATACGATCACATTCTATTTCTTCCATAATCTGATCTAGTTGTTTATCAACTAGTTCATTTAAGTCAATGGCTTCTTTTACTGGGGATAGTTTTTCAGTTTTAGATTGTTTTTCTAATTTATTTTTAAACCAAGTTATGATTAAAGGCCCTACTACAGTGGTAATAAGAGCAACAGCAATCGTTGTAATTGTTGTTAAAATTGTCATTCTTTTCTTTGTTTATGAAGATAATCTAATGCTTCTTGTTTATATTTCAATAATTGATTTTTACCAGAACCATCCCACTTTTCAATATCACCTGCTTCAGTAATAAAAGAATCGTTGCTGTTGATTAATTCATCTACCCAAATTTCAAAATCTTTAGTAACACCATCTAAATGATCGTTAATAACTTGTTTTTCAACTTGTTCTAATTTTCCTTGTTTTCTTAATTCGTGTTCACTATCTACCTGACAATTAAAGCAATGGCCATACATTATATACCATTGTTTATCTAAATGGGGTTTCAATGCATTAGAACAAGAAGGGCAAAATAAAGGTAATACTATACCTTCTTTTGCCTTATCTAATTTTGTAATGTTTTGTTTTATACCATTTTTGATAGTCCATGATCGTCCGTCTTCTTCCCATACGTCTCCTTCATCATGGAATTCTTTTGCTTTTGTATAACCAGTTCCCATAGTAGTTTTTTCTCCATACTTACCTTGGACAAGATTACGGAGACGATTAACGTCACTATGTTTAAACTCTTTTTTTAAAACTGAATCGTTTTTCATTTGTTTGCTGCTGTTATTGGTTTCTGTAATTTAATTACTGCTTTCATTTTATATTTTCCAGCAATGTTTTTAATTTTTTTAGAAACCGTATCTGCCCCGGATCCATTTAAATCTACAACTAAAGTATCTTCTTTAATAGGTGATTTAATCACTCTATGTTCTAATTCACTATAATTTGTTATAAAAAAACTACTTAGAAAATAAGTACTAAGATCAACATTGGTTTTCTCTACTTCATTTCCGCTAATAACTACTCTTCTAAAGGCCATATTTTATTGTTTTGATTAGGTGTAAATTTAATGATCCTTTTTGGCTTTTCCAAGTTCTTCCAATGGAAATTTTGGAGAAGTAGTTTTAAAATCTCGTTTACGCATAACGGTTTTAGCAACTAAATCCATTTCATCATTTTTAGCATCGTAATTTAATGCAAATGGTAAATTAATACTAGTACGTAAATCGTTTAATACGGCTTCAAAATTATCAGGGAAATCAGATAATTTCTTCCCATATTTTTCTGCTGTTTTGATAAATAAATCTTCAAGTTCTTCAGCTGAGATGGGTTTTCCATTACGTGGATCGTTTACTCTTTCAAGAAAATGGTAAGTAAATTCTACATCAATACCGTAATCCTCAAACCACTCATCTGCTATTTTTTCGATTTGATTCAAATCGCTTCTAGTTATTTCTTCTTTTAATTCTTGAACTAATTCACGAGCATATTCTTTTAAACCAAATGGATCTGATTTTGGAGTATTATCGTGCCAGCATTTATGGCAAGTAAATAAATCGTTTCCTCCATCTTTTATAGCCCATTTCCAACCACATTTATCACATATAATATCAGTTGCAGTCATTAATTCTTTTACAGGAGCAAACCCTGAACCATAAGGTAAAGCTGTACCTGCTTGTGGGTCAGATGCTTCTTTCATTTTATTTAAACGTTGTGTCTTCTTTTTAGACATTTCTTTACGTTTTTCAATATAATCTAAAGCACGTTTTAATCTTGATTTTACTTCAGGATCTTTTGCTTTACCGTAAGCTGCTCTTACTCGTTGGTGAATTAAGTTAATTACTTGAGATTGACGAGCATGAGATTTAGATTTAAATGATTCTTTATTTAAAGTATCAACTATATCTTCTTTAGTTTTAAATTTAACTCTAACTGTATCTGATGGATCTTCATCTGTGTATAATCTACGACCTGATCCTTTAGGTTTTTTACCTGTTCCTTTTTTGGGATCTGCTTCACTAACTATAGCATTACCGGGGAAGTAGGTTATTATGTTCTCGCCTTGTTGTTCAATTTTAGCATCAGGAAATACTTTTAATATAAATGCTTTATATAAATTATCTCTTTGGTTACCAAAATCTTCTTCGCTTGATTTTTTAGAAGGGGAGTATAAAATTGCTTTAATATCTCCTCTATACTGTCTTAAATAATATTTAATAATATTCGTTATTGTAGACATTACTCTATATAGTTCTCCTTTATTGACTACTATTTTTGAAGATGAACCCTCAGCACCTTTAGGTTTTGCTAAAAATTCAATATCCATAGCTTCCATAGACATGTCCTCATCTTCAGGATCGTCAATTTCGATATGTGTTAAATCTACCTCATATTTGGTTTCTGAGGGTGTGGTAAATTCTATAGAAGTAACTCGACCACTACTATCAACTTCTTCCCACTTATATGGTTCAAGATTAGCTTCACCTACTTCATTTATTGGGAAGAATTTATCTTTAAATTTAGAAGGATATGTTGAAAATTTACCTTTACTTAAAAAATTAGTTAATGTACCTAATAATGTAGTTCCTGAAATTCCTAAAATTGGAATAGCACTCATTTTAAATATATCTACAACATTACGATGTAACTTTTCTTTTTCTTCAGGAGTTAATTCTTGTTTTTTGATATATTTGGTAAATAATTCTTTAAATCCTTTAAAATCACCTGTTTGATCTTTATAAGCTGATTTAAAAGTGGTAATTAGGTTTTTAGTTTTATCTAAAATTCCTTCGTCTAATTTAGTTTTACTATCTGACCATTTTCTAAATTCAATATTACCATTTAGATAAGCTTCTTTTTCTATAGTTTCTAAATAATCGTCTTCATTTGTATTAGTAGTATTAATATCGCCATTACCTATTCTACCTTCAAGATTTTGCATATGATGGATCATTTCATGAGAAAATGAACGTACAATATCTTTTGGATGACGACCATAAGTGTAAAGTACAATCAACTTTTCATTAGGATTATAATATGCTGTTTTACCAAAAAAGTCTTCAGCATTCTTACTATCATCATGTATGAATTTTACTTTAGGTAAAGGACGAATATTCATACCTTTATCTAACATGTATTTTGTTAGATCTTGTATTTTTTCTTTATAATCTGTGTTTATTAAATTTTCTTGTAAAGGTAAAGATAAAGCTTTAGCTCTTTGTTTCCATAAATCTAAAATATTATTTCTATCTTTTTTATTTAATCTTACTTTATCAAAATAATCATTAATTACATCTTTAAAAGGTGTTTTTGATTTTTTAGCTTTCAAGTACATACCTTGAAGCATAGCATCTACCTCTTTTTCTAATTTAAAGTATTCTGGTTTAGGTAAAACTTTTAAAGCAATTAAATTTCGTAAAATTTCATCATCTTCCATTTCTTTAGATGAAATTACATTAGACCCGGCTTGAGTTAAATGTTCAATTTCATGTCTAACAACATCTATTAGATCATTATATATGGTTTCCCATTTTTGAGGTAAATCTCTAGGATCTACTTGGAATTTAATTTCTAAATATGCTGGGGTTCTTAATGGGTCTGCTCCTCCATCTACTCTATAAACTTCTGTTTTTGTTTCTTTAACATTTAAAGTAGCATAAAGTTCAAAGTTAATAGATTGACCTTTAGAATTTTCGGATTCATAATCCTCATTATATTCTAAAATTTCAGGAGTACCGTCATACTGACTTTTCCAATCATTAATTATATCTTTAACAATCATTCTTGTTAATGAATCATAACGACCTTCATTAATGATTTCTTTTCCTTCTAATAGATCCTTAAGTTTAATAATAACATTTTGAGGAGTATCTATTAAAATCCCAATCCCACCTGCTTGTTCGAAAGCTCTAATGTTTTCGGGTTTATCATCAATTAATACAGAATTTGGTGTAGCCCATAATGCTTTTTCTTTACCATTTTTAGACCAATTCATTGGTAATGGGCCTATATTTTTTGTAACCCATTCTGTCTTACCATCAATGGGAGCATCGAAAAACCTTTTACCAGTTAATTCTTTATTTGCTTTAGATAGTTCAGGAACAGCAGAAAGTATTTCAACTTTGTTGAAATTATTTTTAGCAAAATCAACCATTTCTTTAGCTCCTGGAATGATAGGAGCATTAAGCCAATAGTCTAGATTTTCAACTGTATCTTGAGGTTTGATTTTTCTATCTTCACCAGTTTCAGGATCCTTAATAAACGTAGTTGCTAAATTTTGAGTGTAGTTTGATAAAGTATCATCTACATCAAAATAAATAATATAGTCTCGATTATCTTCTTCTAAAAGATCCTCCAATAAGAATTTGGTAAGCAAATCCATTATTATTTAAGCTTTTGGATTTTTTCTTTAGCAGCTGCTTTCTTTTCTTCAATATCTTTTTTAGCACCACGGAAAGCTTCCATTGCATCTTCCATTTCTTTAAGCTGTGATTCGTATTCCATCATAGCTTCATTAGCGTGACGATTGGCCTCAGAGCGGTTTTTATAAACACCTTTAGTTTCCTCCATTTTAATTTCGTCAAATACAGTAGCTTCGTAAACCATTCCTTCTTTAGTCATACCTTTACCAGGTTTTTTAACTACGAAAAATTTACCAACTTCATCTACTACAGTTGGACCATCCTCTTCTTTAATGGATTTTTTATCTTTTTTTTCTTCTACTTCTTTAAGTAAGTCTAATAATTTCATAATTATATAGTTTTGTTCGGATGATAAATACTTAATAATTTTGTTTCTTATCGTTTATTTTTACATTTTTTAATTAATTCATATAAATGATATAAGAAATGCCACTCAATTTGAATGGCATTCTATAAAAATATGATAAATATTTATAAAAACGTTTTGTTTCAATTGTTTTCGCTATATCTTTATTGTTCTTTTTTCACTTGTGTTTTGAATTCTGTAAATACAGGTGCTTCGTTTGGATTTTCTAAATCGAATAAACGTTTTACTGTTTTAAAGATTTCAATATTTTCTTCTTGTGTGCGAGATGGTAAAATCATTTCCCATCCTTTACCTTGCATTTTTTCTTTATTAGGTTTACGTTTAGAAGATTTTAACCATAAAATCCCTACACGATCAGGTTTAACACCAAAGCATTCTTCATAACAATGAGCATAAACAGCTGCTTGTAACTCATAAGTAGTCTGGATATGGTTTGAGGTTTTATGGTCAATAATCCATAAATCATTACTAATTCTACAAACTAAATCTGTTGTTCCTGCTACTTTAAGTTCGTCTGAAAATAAATGGATTTCTTGATCTATTAATTCAGGTTGATTAGTTTCCCAAAAATCAACAAAACGTAAGAACATCTGCCAAATATTGGGATCATATTGAGGATTACCCCATTCATTTAAAAAGTTCATTTCTTTACCTTCTAAATATTCTTCAATCATTTCGTGTACTTTAGTTCCATCTTCTGCTGCTTTACGGACAATGTAATCGGCTGATCGGCCCATATTTTTAAGCCATTCTTCAAAATGTTTACCTTTAGGATAACAACTTAAAACATGTGTAATTGATGGATAATACTCCCCGTTTCGTCTGTAATATCTAGAATCTGGGAGGGTGATTTGTTTGTGATCTTCCGAAATTTCTAAAATTCGATTGTTAACGGATTTAATGTTTTTTTTCATAGAAATAATTTTTTTTCAAGTAAACCGGAAAATGTTAAGGGGTAGGTTTCTTGAATTAGTTTAGTGAAATTTTTGAAACCCATTTCACTTGGGTCTTTATCTTGCATATCTACAAGATAAACTTCTTTTCCTTCTTTCATAAGTTGCTCGCAAAAATTTAAAGCTTGTTTTTGAGCATCTTTATCTAAGGCAATGTATATTTTATCAACTGTTGATTTTACTATTTTTTTCATTAAATTAGATTGAATGTTTTTCCCAAGTAAAGGGATAACATTACGTTTAATAGCAATAGCATCAAATGGACCCTCACATAATATAAGAGGTAAATCCCAATTTACAAATAGTTCAAAAGGTATAATATCACGAGAAACTGATGGGTTTCTATATTTTACAGATGGTTCTTTTTCAAATGAACGTCCTGTAAAGTAATTTATGGTTCCATTTTCATCAAATGAAGGAATTATAACCATGTTAGCATACCTTCCTGTCTCACAATATCCAATCCCATATTTTAAAATATCTTCTTCGGTAATACCTCGAGATTTGATATACGAAAGAGCATGTCTTCCTGTAATGTTGGATTTTTGAATGTCGGTTAAAGGTTTAAATTCTTTTGGAAGTTGTAATTTATGTTCAACCTGAATATGAGTTTCAGGTCCTACATACTTTACTAAAACTTTTAATTCAGATATTTTATCTTGAGAAACGGATGCTGATTTGAATAATTGGTAAAGTTTTTTACCTTTTTTATCACAAACCCAGCAATGCCAAGGATTTTCTCCTTTAGCATTTTCAGTCATATTGATTTCTAGTTTAGGTTTATGGTGATTACATAAAGGACAATGGTAAGCATAGTTACCACGAGCCGTTTGTTTACCAGAACCAAGCACAGAATTAGTCAGTGCTACTAGAGATTGATTTATCATAATGATAATATACTAATTCTCTTTTGCTACTCCAAAGTCACGTGCGAAAAATTTTCCTAAAATATTGTCGTTAAAATAAGATTCGGGATATTCTAAAACACCCATCATAAAAAGATACTTACATTCGTAATAAGTCAATAATTTTTTATTATTAACTACTTTAAGAATTTCACGTTTAAATTCGTCTTGTTTACCTTCCTTGATGATTTCTAATACAGGTTTAGCAGAACCAAAATATGTTTTCCAATCGCTTTCTTTTTGAACTACTTTAGTAATAGGTTTACGACCAGGTCCTGTTTGTTCAGCTAATTCTTTTTTGGTGAGTTTTTTCTTTATGTTATGATATAAAGATTTTTTCCCAATATATGCCTTTCCACTTGGTATATGAGTAGTTACATATATAAAACCAAAAGCATCTTGAGGTAAATCCTCTATAGAATTTATCTCTTTATTCTGATATAACCAATTTTTCATAAATTTTAATTAATTTAATTATGAAGGGATATAATAGGCTGTCCATAAAACAAATTCTGTTCCTGTTCCACCTGCTGTTGAAAGTTGAATTACACCTGTTGCGGGAGTATAGGATCTTACTGTTACTACATTTCCGGATGTGGTATTTCCAGTAATGGTAGCATTTATAAATATGCTCGTACCTAATATTTTATTTTGTAAAGCAGTTGAGGTTGCTGTTGATCCTAAACTTCCTGTCATAGTAATAGAACCTGCAGCAACTGATAAATAATTACTAACGGGGTTAGAACCACTAGCCATAATTGCTGAGGATGAAAGAGCAGTAACATTGGTTGCATTGGTTGCATTATTAGCATTTAAAGCAAATGAAGATGTTACAGCACGGGAAGATGAAACAGCAAATGAAGCACTAATTGCTACCGAAGCGGATGTTGCTGAACCTGTTAAACTACCACTAATAGAAACGTCGTATCCTCCATTCGATGTGAAAGCTGAATAGAGTTGTAGGATATCATTTGGTTGGATTGTATTTCCATTTATAATATTGGAATTATTTAAAGTTGCCATGATTATCTATCTAAATTAATTAATATTGTTGTATCGGTTGTAGGGGATAAAGGTAAAGGTTGTGCTAATTTACCTACAGCTATTAAATTTTGATTGTCATCATATAATCCTACTGTTGTGATATAAGGATTAAAATATGAAGCGGTTGCAAAACTATATAGATATTGTCCCGGTGTAAAAAAAGTACCATTTGAGGCACTAATTTGAGTACTTCCTGAGGATAAACTAGGATTTAGGGAAAAATTATATTCATTATCTCTAATTGTACATTTATATTGAGTTTCATATATTGTAAGAGATGAAGAAAATGAACAAGTTACATTTGATGAAGTAACAAAAGCATTAACTGTTATACTATCACCAATACCATAAAGTCCTGAACCATATAATGCTGTTCCATAACCATCAGCTCCTGGATTAGAATCACTTGTAATTATTGCTAAACCATGAGGATAAAATATTTGTCCACAAATTTCACCTGAGGAAGATAAAATTAAATTTCCATTTGCATCATCATATATCGATCCACTTATAGAACCACTAATCACATTCCATATAAATGAACCTGGTTGGATGTAATTTCCATATAATTTAGATGGAACGGACATTACTCCTATTACTGAACCTGAACCTGTAGGGAAATATTTTTCGAAAGTTAAAGTTGTTTGATTATAATTAAAATATCTTCCACTTGAATCACTAGATCCTATGTATACATTTCCGGCAGGATTATTACCAGGGATTAAACTTTGAGTTGTTGCCGGACTACCATAACTTGAACTTAAATAATTTGAATAATATAATTCTTGAATTGAACTATAAATTAATCTCTGATATTGAGTGGATACTTGTCCTGTTGTAGGATCTGTATTTGGGTTAAATAAAGTTCCTGAAAGGTTTGTGCCTAGGAATCTATCAATTCCAACAATAGATCCTGTTAGTTGATTGGCTCCAGTAAAAGTAAAACTCTTATTTACCTCAAAAGGGGTAACAATTATATCAGATGAAAGAAATTGTTTGTATGCACTCATTCATTTTAGAAATCTAGCTTAACGCGAACTAATGCTTCTTTTGTAAAGTCTTTAGGTAAAGGTCTTGACAATTTAGCAACCGCTAATAATTGGTTAGTATCGTTATATAATCCTATAGTTGTAATATATGTTGTAGGATTATTAATAAAATCACTGTATAATACTTCACCTGTAGAACCTGAAATAAATGATGGGTTTTCTGAATAATTAAATTCAGATGTTCTTGGTCTTACAAATATATAATCTGAAGTTATTGATTCTTGAGAATTAATAAAGAAATCAGCAAATGGAGCTAAATTAGCTAAAGATGAACTTAGAGATACAAATAATGATTGATTTGGACTAACGTTAGGAGCAGCTGAAGCGGTTGCTGATCCACTATATAAAAAACCAATACCTCCACTAATTGCCGGAGCAGCTAATGCCTTAGGGTTTAGTAAAATAGTTCCAATATCTGGGAGTAACCATCCATAAGAACCTGAGTTAGCTGAATACCCATCAGCTGTATTTCTTGATGAAATTGTTGCTCTAGTACCTGTTGAACCTGTAATTAATTGGAATACTCTACCAGCTTCAGTAAATTGAACGGATGTTACATAATTACTATTATCGGTTAAAGTAACTGAACCACTTGAACCTGAAAGGGTTAATGAAAGAGATCCTAAAAATAATGAATCTTTATATCTTGCTCTCTCAAAAGTTAAAGCATAAAATTCAGATGATGTAATAGCACCAAAAGTAAAATTAGTATTTTCATCACCAATTACTAAATCTTGCCATTGACCATAAATTGTTGATGTTGGTGATTTTCCGTTTACAGCAATATTGTAATTTAAACTACCACTTCCATCTGAATTTCCATAAGCTATTGCAAATTGGACAGATTGAGTTGTAGCGGTATCATATACATTAGTATAAAAAGCTCCATTAGAGCTATTAACTTGTGCGGATGATGAAAAAACGGATGCTAATGATGGAGCATCAGTGGACCACAGAGTTGAAGAAATAGCATCTGTGCTTACTACGAAATCGTCTGTTTCTAATCTTTTAAATGACATAATCTATATATTAAGATACTTGAGTTACTGTTACAGGGATTGTTAAACGAGCACCTGAATCTCTACCTTCTACCGTTAATGTAGCTTGTAATTGAGTATTTGAACCAAATAATGTGTTTACGGTTGTTGCTCTTAAGTTAATTGTACTACCAACAACTGTTTTAGATACGGATGTACCTAGTGTTTGTGTTTGGTTTGATAAATTAAGTGCCTGCACAGCTGGTGTATTAATACCAATACCTTCAAATGTACTGAATAGACGAACATCTGAAATTGTTGCTGTATATCCTGCTGTTTCGTAAGTATTACCACCTAAATAATTTAATGTTTGAGGTGTAATTGCTAATGAAGCACCTTGTTTAATTACAATTGCACTGTAACCTAAATCAAGGATAGGCATTTTAGCAGTTCCACGAGGTAAAGTAACTAATTTATATTTCATTACTTGTGTTGCTTGAGGAAATGCTTCTAATAAAGGCATGTTTTGGATAGCTTCACCGTAATATGCAGAACCTGAGGGATGATTTGGATTATAAAGTGTATAATCTATTTCATCATCAGCTAAAGCAAATTGAGTGATTCTAAATTGACCATCATTTTGTGCTAGTAACTGGCGTCCTGTATCTGTAAGGATTGCATCTATTGTTACTACGCTGTTATTTAAATATCCCATTTGTTTTTATTGTTATATGTTATAAATATATAATTTTATTATTTTTTACTAAATATTCTTAAAAAATCCAACAGATTGTGCTAATTCTAATAAACTACCTGTATATTTTGGAGTAAAATTTCCTGGGATAAGTAAACCACTAATATTTCCTACAGGGGTTGAAAAGGATCCTGTTTGTAATAAAATAATAGTTTCATTTGGAATCCCATAAATATATTCAAATCGATAACTCGAAGGATTTTGACTCGCAGATAATGGTTGAACTCCAGCTGCTAATACTTGATACAATTGGAAACTTCCTGAGTCAACTATAGGGGAACTTCCTGAATAATTATATTGTCGAATGGATACAGGGGTTGCACTTGATGAAAATAATGTTGTTCCGTTATTTGAAGGAAATATTGAATTCAAAAAGGAAATATTACTAGTTAATGGATTGTCTACGGGAATAGAATTACTACTTGTAATAATTGAATTATTAGTAGGACTTAAATCAATTCTATCACCATTTATACTAATTAATGAAGTAACATGAACTGTAGTTGCATTCCTACCAGAAACTGATAATAGGTTTTGTTGCATATCCATTGAAAACTTAACAGGTGATATGTTATCAAAATAAGCAAACCAATTACAATAATCTTCAACATTTGCTACTGCTCCTATTGAACTTCCTGAAATCATAGGTTGATTAACATATAATTGCGATATAGATCCTGTAGAGGATGTTGTTATACTTCCGTTATATCTTGGATTTGTAATTCTTGCTGTTGTATAATTTGAAGCAGGAACGGTAGATGGTGTTGCACTACCTGATCCTCTAGAAGCACTTATTATTACATTTTTATTTACGGCCGTAATAGCATTTGATGAGAAATCTACATCAAAAAATTCTTCATTTGGACGAGATATAATAGCATTATTTACTAATGGGTTGAATGATGAATAATTATATCCATTTGCCTCATTTAAAAATGGATCTAAAGTTACAGCTCTAGCTGGGGTGAGGGAATTATATGCATAAGGATCACCTATGGTATAAGGGGCAAAAATTGTAGTTGTTTCCAATGATCCTCCACCAACAAATTGAATTTTGTAAATTGTTTGAGATTCGGGAGAAATAGAAGAAATAGTCCCTGTTACTGTTGAGGTATATGGAGTCGCATTTACAGTAAAGGCTACTGGGAGGGTAATTTTATCCCCAACCCTTAAATTAGATAAAGCTGCTTCTATATTTAATCCATCATCATCAAGTTCATTTATATATAAAGAAGTTATATATAAGTAAAAATTAGAACCATTATATCCAATATTTATCTGCCAAAAAATGTTCCCAGCACCTGGGGTTGTTAAGGAAGATCCGAAAATATTATATACGGACAATTGGGTAGAAGCCAATTTATATGGGTTATCCTCATTTAATTCCCCATTTTCTACCTCTAAAATAGATCCACTTAATTCACCATCAAAAAATTCAATTTGACTTGATTGAGTAAAAATAACTGAACCTGTAAGGGAAGGTGTAGAACCTGTCCAACTTTGAGTAATGTTAACTACGTTATTTCCTGTATATTGGGATGAAGTTAATCCAAATAAATTAGGCATTGTACCTCCAGTTCCTCCATTAATTTCATACATTTGGATTGGAGATCCTGTAATTTCTATATTTTGAAAAGCAAAAGGAGAATTCCATGTAGGAGGAGGTGTACTACCACTTCCATAATAGGAAGTAGTTGTATATGTATTAACTTGAGGAACAGGATATTTATTTCTTTCTAGTAAATGTTGTTTGATTACAATACCCGTAGCTAATGATGTTCTAGCAGGTACGTAATCTTTAATCATTTTAAATAGGGCATTATCATAATATTGAATTATTCTAATGTAATCCCAAATATTGTAGTTTGATGTATATTTTTTAAAATATTCTTCACTTAAAATATCCAGTTCAGGATATGTTTGAGCTGAGGTTGAAACTAATCTTGGGTCACCAATATAGTTACCAATATTAAAATATCCTATTTGTGAATTTATATCCTCGTTTATTTCATTTTGAGGGGATAAAGCTACTTCTGTATAGTTAATATCATTAGTATAACTTTGACTTATAGGATAATTTTGTTGTATTGAAATAAATGGAGAAAGGACTTTATTTGTAGGTAAATTTACTTCTTCACTTCCACTATAAGGTAATTCACCTGATATTTGGGTGATTTTTTCAGTAACAATATTTTTAATGCCTGTTGGTACTTGATCAAAGTAAATATATTCGTAATTATTTTCAAAACTTGATGTATTACTTATATAAAAATTACTATCATTTAAAATAAATGATGAAGCTGTTATCCATGATCCCGTTACTTTAGGGTGGATTGATTTAGAACCTGTGTATAATTCACCACCTAAGGGGGCTCTAAATGCTAATTCATTTGGAGATGAATTTGTTCCTCCTACTCCTTCGGTTGAATAAGGATTCATAACATAATCCTTAAATACACTAGAGTTTAATATAGTATCATAATACCTAATTTCTTGGTAAGAACCACTAAACATCTTACCTAAAGATGAATTCGCAGTAGCCGGAAAATAACTATATACACTATCTGTCCAAGCAGCTTCATTTGCCGTTACCGATGAACTAGCTAAAAAGTTATATTCATTATAATTTCCTCCAGGAGTTACTTTATCTCCAGCGTATAATCTAAAATCTCCAGTATTAACATCAGCTGTAACCATTACACTCCACCAATTACCATTAAAAAAAGGTAAATAAACACTTGATGATGTTGAAATAGCACTTGTATCTGGAATTAGATCTAAAAGAGCATATTGGTAGGAAGAACTTGGAATCGAACCTGAATAGGAACCACTTGCATAGCCTGAACCTGTATATCTTAAACGAATAGCTGAACCTAAATTATTTGTCCATAAACTTTGGGAATAATATCCACCATTAGTAGGAACCCCGTTAGTTTTAAATCTAAATTGTATACTTGCTGGGTTTGTGGTATCCCAATTAGGTCCAAGTTCCCAAGAAGAAGATATAAAGTAAGATCCTGAAGTATTGTAAGCTAAGTTATATTCATTTTGCCATTGATCCCATGTATTTGGGTTTTTATCTTTACCACCAAATTCGTTGATACGAATAATAGTATCAGGAATACCGAATATGTTAACTAAAGTTCTAACACCATCAACTGTACCTTTTTTCTTTAAAAGATAAGGTAAATTATGATATATTTTTTTATAAGATAATTTTATAAAATCATCAATTGTTGGTAAAGAAGAAGCTGAAACTGATGCTGTTACATAAGATGTGATTAATTCACTTCCTGTTGGAACCAATGTACTACCACTTGGTGATAAACCAATAATAGAGTTATATATATTTTCAAGAGTATATGTACTATCGTATATTTTAGTTCCTAAAGATGCTAATACATCTGCAACTAAATCTTTTGAAACACCCTCGTATAAATTTGAATTTGCATTTAATTTAGAAGTAATACCCTTTGTATATAACCAAATATAGTCAAAGAATTGACCCACCATATTTACAAATAGTATGTAATTAGTGTTATCATTATCACTTCGAATAAATTCAGGTACTACATAAATTAAATTATTTTGATTATTCTGATCATATATTGATGCTGAAATACTTTGAGTAGTATACCAGTTAATAGCTTGAGATGATCCGGTTGAATATAAAGTATATGGAGGGGTAGAATTTGATTTAGGCCAAGTATATGAACTTGAATCATAATATAAAAAATATTCATATCCATCAAAACTTACTATTTCATCTTGGATTTTTTTCTCTAAAATTGCTTTACTTGAAGAAACAGCAAATGATTGAGATGTTGAACCTGTAATGGTAGAATATATAGCATTAATTTGGTTCTGATAATTCTCTATATTTGATACTTTTTGTTTAAAATTATACAATCGTTGATTTGCTGAGGAGAAGAAAACAAAGTTTTCATAATCTTCATAATCTACTGAAAGGTCAAAATTAGGACCATCTAAATTGGTTAATAATTGGGATAAAGCACCTGATAATGGGGTTGATGTAATACTATTATATGATTGGTAACTTGTAAGAGGTCCAGTTTCATCTTTAATAGGAATATTAAAATTGGCTGTTTTTAATTGTAAAACATTATCAATATTTAATACTATATCTTCAAATTCAATTTGGTAAGCCGTTGATTCAGCCGTTTTAACTACAACATATGTTTGAGTTTTTAATGGTATATTTGCCGGTAAAGGTTCATATAATTTAATTAAAACTGAATATGTTGGGGTTGTAATGTCTAACAAAACATTAACAGCTAATACATAAAAATTATCTTCAAAATTTAAATAAAATTCATCGAAATAATTTAAATCATCTAATTGGGCCTTAAATTCATTATAAGCAATAGCTATTTCTTCATTAGATAAAAAATTAGAATTTAATCTAATTTCAGTTCCATTTGAAGAAATTTCACTTATATAATATTGTTGTTCAAAAGAGGAACTTAATTTAGGAGCAATATAGTTATATACCGTTTTTACTATACCTGTAGTAAATCCGGCTGTAATAGCATCTTCTTCAGGGTTAATTGTAATAGAGGTAATATCCTCAGCACTTGTTAAGTATTGAGGTTTCCATCCAGCAAAATTATAATTACTTTGTAATAAATTGTTATTAAAATCATATACAAAATACTCAATCGTATCCTTATTAGCATTAAAAGAGCTTGATAATGTAAAGTTAGGGATTACATTAAAGTCTTGTGTATTAAAAGACTGATTAGGTGTTAATGTATTAGGATTTATTTGAGTTATACTATTCATATATTATAATTATCCTGTAGGTAATTGGATGTTGCTAATCTGTTGTTGTAAATCCAAATTATCTTGTCTAAGTTGTGTAATTTCGTCAATAAGTGCTTGAACTACTTCATCTTGGGGAGCCGTTGTTCCAATATAAGCACCACTAGTTTTAACTAAATATTCGTGAGAATTAATTTCTCCAAATTTAGGTATGTCAAAAAATAATTGTTGATATTCTTGGAAAAATTGTTCAACTGTAACACTTGGGGCTACAGCTAAAGAAGAAGTAGGTTGGACTAATTGAGTAAAAGAAGTATCAATAGTATTATTGAAACTATCTCTATCAAATACCTGTTTACTAAAATTTATATTTTCCATTATCCATTAACTACTTTAAAGTAATATTGATCTTCATATACAATCGTTGAACTACCAATTGTAGTTTGTACAAGAATTTGATAATATCTTTCAGGTTCTAATCCATTCATATATAAATCAAAATAACTTCCTGAAGGGTCTACACTAAGTTTAGTATATGTTGTATCAAAATCAATCACATATTCATTAGTCTCTAAATCCTTAATAGCATAATAAGATGCTGTAGGTAAATAATAATTGTAAGTATAAACAGATGATGTTACCCATAATTGAGGTGGATATTCAGGACGAGAATTTACTCTAAATCTATTTATACTTTCACTAAAGAATATACCTGGGTTGTTGTTAATTAGTATGGATGCTGGTAAAGTGGTTAATTCAAATTGGCCTTTAGTTAAAGTAATCTGTAAATCAGTTCCCCCGGAAGTTGTTGCTCCTAATGATTGGGAAGGGATTGTAATTACTTGTCCTGGGGAATATCCAGATCCTGTACTAGTTACGGTAATATTAGATATTGAGGAGGTTGTAGCTCCTAATGTAATTGAAAATATTGCTGTTGAGCAAAGTGTTGGAGTTGATCCACTTACACCTGTAAATGTTGTATTTGGGGTGGAACCGGTTGCATTTACATTTTGTGTAATTGATGAAGAAAGGGCATTCGATGTTGTTCTTAGAATACCTAAAGGATCTAAACTTCCAATATTATATGAATAATCATTCCATTTAAACTCTAATTGAGGAGGATAAATAGTATGGGTGTCTCTTGAAAAATAAGCTAAATTTACTTGTTGATATATACTATTTACAAATTCTAAAGATGGATCTTGTCTAATAATAAATCCATCATTTGGTCTTCCATTTGATGGGTTGGCAATACTTGCTGTCCAATATTCAACAAATGATTTAACGTTAAATGTTAAATCTAAAGGTGAATAATAGGTAAATGTTTGACTAGTTTGAGGTGTTGTATACCAAGTACCACCTCCAGATGATGAAGGATTAGTAGAAATATTAAAAGATCCTGTACTTCCTGCAGTATAGGAAGATGTTTTCCAAGCATTACTTCCTGAGTAAGATCTCCAAATCCATGAACATCCATTTTGGGTCTCAGGTGAGTTTAGATAACGACCTGTTCCCATATTCCAAGATTGAGATACCATGTTTACCAATACAGTAGTATCACTACTTAAACCAGTATCATTAGCAACAAATAATTTTAAATTTGCTGTCCAATTTGAAGTTCTTATTAGACTTTGAGAAACAAAAGCTATATCTGAATCATCAAATTGGATTAAAAAGCGAGATGTTTGAGGATAAAGACCGTTTTGGATAGATCCTAATGGACCTGTTTTAAAATTTGTACTAGCTTCAATAATTTCATCTAATCCTGTATTCATATTAGAATAGGATGAATATAATGTTGAGTCTTTGGTAGGAAATATTTTATATACTGCCATTAATTATATATTAAAATGGTACTACTTTTGCTTGAATATCTGTGTTGGGGTACTTAACTTCAAAAATCATTGGATCTAATGAAGGATATATTACATTATTATTTGTAGCAGCACTAATATCATAAGCAAAATCTGAGTATCCATTAGATGCTCCTACTTTATTAACAATTGATACACTTTTAACAGTTTGTACACCTTCAATTCTATCTAATATAACATTTATATCGCGTAAAATAATTGGCTGATTGATTTGCCAATTTTCAATGGTAAAATAATCTTTCATTGCTGTTATGCATTTTAAGAGTACTTCATCATTGTTATAATTAGGTAAAGTAATAATATTTATATTAACTCCTATATTAATAATATAAGCATCTTTAATATTAATGTTATCATTTATAATTCTGTATTCTGATAGATATACTGCTAAATTTTGCTTTAAAGCTTCAGATGCTTGGGTTAACTGTTGATTTACATTATATGCTAGAACATAAAGATCTAATACACTTGGAATATCACCAGTTGCTACATCAGATGCTTTTTGTTGAGCGGCAAATACTTTAGCTATATTACCATAATCTGAGGGTAAACTTAAAGCGCGTACTACATAATCATCAAATGTTACTGTACGTAATTGGTTTTGAAAATTACCTAATGAATTTTGTCTAATTTCATTTATATTATCTCCATCAGATCCACCATCAGCAGCTACAGGATTTGTAACTAATAAAGAAGTAAATATTTGATTTGCTAATGATGAATTAGTTATACTTGAATTCAAAAACTTAACGTTTGTAGTATCTATAAGAGTTAATGAATTTGCTTGAGCATTTGCTGAAACACCTCCACCAACTAAATAACGTGTTGTTAAAGTAGTATTAGCAGGTGCAATACCATAAGTATTTGTAAATATAAAGTTTGTAGGAGAGTAAGCTGTTGTTAATTTACTTTTTTGAGTTGGTAATCCAATACCTACATTGTTTGGGTTTGGAATAATTACTTCAGTAGTATCTGTTGGACTTCCAGCTCCAAATTGTACCTGAAGGGTAGTCTTATTTAAAAAACGAGTTGCAAATCTTCTAGCAACTTGTTTTACTTGAAGTAAATTAGCTACATTAGTATCTGAGGAAAAATTAGGATTATTAATGTTAGTATTTTTAATACTTTCAAAAATTGAATCTTGAGCTAAATTATCTACTTCATACCATATATTATTGTTAGAATCAGTAATACTTAAGATTCCAATGATGTTGGTATCACTTATATTAAATGAATTAAACGCTACCGGGACCGTAAATGAATTGGTTTGGGTCTTTATAGTAGCTGATATGGCTTGCCTTTGTTTCTTTAGTAAATAATAAGTAGGGGCGTTGTTTGCGGTAGAATATACTGTAACTTCCGTAGGATCTAATGAACTACTAACAGTAAAATCAACATTATCTTGGATTAAAAATTTTAATGAACTTGTTAAATTAGAAGTTACTGTTGTATTTTCAGGTATTTGTAAGGCATATGTGTAATCAGGTATTGCAACACTTGCACTTATAGTAGCAGGTACTTGTTGGTATATATCAAATACAACTGTTGCAGCTGATGTTACTCGAGGTTTATATCCAAGTAAATATGCTAATTCATATAAATTTTGGGTTTGACGAGCATATTGGATAAATGTTTCCTGAACTTGATTATCAACATAAAAAGATAAAACATCACCTACATAAGCTGCCATTTCCATAAACATCATACCAGGTGATGATGGAGTAAAATCACTATAAGTGTTAGGGAAATAGGTTTTTGCATAACTGATAAGACTGTCTTTCAGTGATGGGAAATCTCTATTTATATATTTTATATCTTTTTTTGAAGCCATGTTATACTACTACGTTAATACTGTCTGTTATACCAAAATTTGTTACACTATAATATATTTTTATTAAAATAGTATTTTCGTCAGCATTTGGTTGAACTAAAACATTGTTAAGAGTTACAAATGGAAAGAAAGCATTTATTTCATTTTGAATGAGTTGTCTAACTATACCATCTGTTAATCCATTAATATTTTCATATACAAATCGTTGAAGACCACTTCCAAAAAATGGGTTAAATACACGTTCTCCTTGATTTGTAGAGTAAAAATTAATTAAGTTATTTTTTATAGCATCTCTAGTAAAATAATTAGGTCTAAATACGGCAGGAGCGCTAAAAGGAAGGTCAACCCCTACGGCTTGCCTTCCGACGTTATCTGCGGGAAATCTATTATTTACTATAAATGCCATTATTTATTCATTAAATTCATTATTTGATCTAATCCTACTTCTCCAGGAGGTAAATCACCTCCAGGCATTGCTCCTTGTGGATTAAATGTACCGGCATAAGCTGAAGTTGCAGCTCCACCATTTTGCATTTCACCTAAAATCCCCGAAAACATATTTCTACGTTCTTCAGAGGTTAATTGTTTTGGTTTTTCAATGTGAGGTTGAGCATAATTATCTCTTACGGATTCTTGTACAATTGTTTTAGGAGCACGAACTGCTTCTAAAAGAATTTCTTTTAATTCTTCTTGAATAGCTTCTTTAACAGCTGATTTGATCAAAATTTTAAGTTCTGTGGTTTTCATCGTATTATAAATATTAAATTAATAAGCTTTTAAATTATCTCTGTCAATTATCAGTTTAAGTTCATCTATTAATGTTTGATCACTTGCTGTAAATGAAAGTTCAGTGTTTATAAGTGGAACACCTTGTGAATTGTAGGCAACTGCTCTTTTTCTAACAATTGAGTCATTATATGGGATTTCTTCTATTTTTATAGTAAAACCTTGGTAGGTTGATTGGTTTGTTGTTTGTAGAGATTGTTGTTGAGATGTGACTGCACTTATTATATTAGGATTAACCTCAACTAATGTAGCGAAAGGACTACATTTTTTTAAATACGCATCTAACTCATTTAATTTAGCTGTTAACTTATCAAGAGCAGCTGCTATCAATGCTAATGGGATAGTAGTAGAAGAAAGAGCATCTTGAATTTTTTGAAGTTTTGATGCACCTAAATTATCAAATGAAATTCCATCAAGTGCATCTCCTAAATCACTTAGAAGAGAGGCTACAGCTCCTGGGGTTACAGGGACAGCTTTTATAGCAACTGATGCTCCTGTTTTAGCTATTTTAAGAGCATTTACTATATCAAGGGCTGTATTAAAACCAACATTTACTCCCGTAATAGTAGAAGTTAAATTATCTAAAGTTTTTCCTACTTTATTCAATTCATCTACTATATTATTTCTTTGTGAGATTAACTTATCTACTTGATCCGCAGGGAGACAAAAATCCGAAACTTTATCCTGAACTAATTCTGTAATTTTTTTCTGAAGGAATTGTTCTATAAAAACACTTTGACTTAAAAGTAAGTTAGGAATTTTACTTATTCCTTTAGGTTTTGATGAATTAGGTATAGATTTAATAATAGTATTGATGGTTGTAGCAGCAGCAGCCGCAGCTTTAGCAGCATCTTTTATCTTTTTAGCTTTTTCAGCAGCTTGTTCAGCTTCCATTTTAGCTTTTGCCAATTCTTCTTTACTAAGTTCTATAGCCATTATTATATTGTTTTAGATACTTTAGATTTTGTTTGAGTCTCTAATTGGGTCTTAATTTTATTTAATTCAGGTATAAAAGCAGTTGTAACAAATGGATTAACAGCAGGTCCGGCTTGAGGAATTATTGTTTGTAAAGCTGTAGCTAATTGTAGTAATTGGGTGGTTAAATCACTTAAAATACTAATTGTAGTATCACCTAATAAAATAGGTTCAGTAGCATCTTTACTTCCTAAATATACATTTTGAGATTGTAATACTGAAGTAGGAGCATCAATGTTTACACTATTAACAGCATTTAATCCAACAGATTGTTTTGATGATAATAAAATATGATCTGAGGTACTGTTTAATAAGATTCTACTAGCATTAGATATAACTTGACTTCCTGAATATTCATTTGGTTTGGTTGGTGCTGTTGTATAGCTATTATATGTTGTACTAGATGCATCTATTTTAATTTGTTGAGTAGATGTCATCCAAATACTTGAAGGATCTTTATTGATATCTTCATATGTTGGAATCCAAGCATCTGTATTTGATGATCCTTGTCCATTTCTAAGTAATGTAATGGGATCTCCCTCATTACCTATATCCTTAACTGACCATCCATTAAGAGAACCTGTAACTGTGCTTCCAAAACGTAATGAATTACCCCATCTACCTTCAAAAATTACATCACCCTCATATGGTTGGAGATTTTTTATATTTGATTTTTCTTGGAATGTATTACCTAAAAATATTTCAGTAGATCCATCTTGAACTTTTCGTACAACACCTGCTCCTGATTGTTCGTAATCATTTAACTGGGCTTGTTGAACTCCATCTCCATAATTATCTTTTGATTCTATTGAAGGATCCGGTAAAGCATTATGATGAACACTATTCCATAAGTTAACCGGTAAAAAATAATAATATTCTGTTTTATTTAAATCTATATTATATGGATCCTGTATATCTACTGTGGGCATACTCATTATATATGCTATCTCATTGATTAAAGGTACTTGTCTATAATTAGGAAATAAAGGTTTTGCAAAAGTATATTGAGACAGTAAATAATCTTTATCTTGAGTTTTCTCGGATGAAACGGGGTTGGTTACAGAATCAAAAAGGACTCCTCCTAAAGATGCATATCCTCCATATAAATCATACAATTCAGGAATATCTCTTTTAATGGCTTCTAGATCTAAAAAAACATATTTTATTCTAACGGGGGTAATAGCAAATGTCCCCTGTCTTCCAAATTTAGAAGAATTTGAAAGAATACTATTTTCAAGACCAAAATTAAAAAAACCTGCCATTATTTATTATCTCCTCCTTTAAGATCATTCATTGCTGAAAGTAATTGTTCTTTTTCTTCATCAGAAATAGTTAATGAACCTTCTGATGTTTGGGTTTGCATGGCACGTTGAGCTAAAGCAGCCATTTTAATTAGAATGTCATCATTTTTAACTCCTATATCCATGTATTCTTTAATCAATGGAACTACTAAAGTAGCATCTCCTACATCTGAAATAAGGGGTTTTAATTCATTGATTAAAGCTGTGACTTGTTTGTCTTTTTTCTGTTGGTTAGTATAAATTTCCTCCAATATATCAGAGAATTTTTTCTTACCAAAGACTACATTATCAAATTGTGACATAAATATACAATATTAGTTTTTTGATAAATATTAAAACTAAAAATTTGTATATCCGTTTTCTAAATAAAAGACGTAATTTTCTTTAAATACATCATATAGCTGATTAGCTATTTTTGTGATTTTTGGTGTTTTAACATCTATAATTTCACGGATATAAATGTAAAGTGCTTTTTTATTGAAAATATCTAAATTTTCTCTTTTACGAAATAATTCTAAAATGGCATCTGCTATTTGAGCATCATATTCTTTAGGAAAAAGTTTATATATATTTGTTGTGCAATATTCTACATATTCATTTATAAACATAGATAATTTATCTTCATGGATATTATCATCTATATTGTATGAATGGGTTTCACTTTCTTCTAATAATTCAATAGGTGCAGTATCAATACGTTTTTTATAATTTTTCTGATTTGAAAGAATTAAATAACGTTTTGCAATAGTACCAAAATATGAATATGCTTTAGCTCCCTTTTCATGATTAAATAAATGAATTTTAGATAAAAGGAATGTAATTACTTCATGTTGTAAATCTTCAATATTATCTACTTCAGTATAATAAAATTTAAAAGTGTGAATAATATTTTCAGTTAATTTAAAGAAAGCATAATGTATTTCTTCCCTATATATCTTTGAACGTTCATCAAAATCAGAAGATTGGTTGTATCTAATAATGGCGTTTTCAGTAGCTTGAGTAAAATATTGGACTCCCTTTTTCTTTTTTACTGTTTGTTCCATATTACAATTTTCTTATATCAAACGAATTCAATACATCTTGAATAGCTAGAATTGATTGAAAGAAAAAACCGATTTCATCATCTGATTTGAAACTACCTTTAGCATCTATTTCTTCTAATTTTTTATTAGACGTTTGAATAATATCTGAGATTTTATTTAAATAACTCATATATCCTGCTAAAATATCTTCTTGTTTTTCGTTTTTACGTAAAAGATTAAAGGTCGTATATCCTAAGATTACGACCAATATTGACAATATAATTACTAATAGTATCATAAGTTATCTAACATATTTTTTAAACTATCACTTTTCACACTATTTAAAGCTTTCACTTTATTTGATGCTGCCGTGGTTGATTTTTTATCATTTGATCCCAATGTAAAATTTTTCTTTCCGGCATCCAAGGGTTTTTTATCTTCTTTTAATTTAGGTAACCACTCACGTTCAAATTCGATGCGCGCTGCCATTAAATCGGCCTGGTGTAAAATAAAAGGTAAAGATGTTCTTGGTTTTTGTTCTGGCATAAATGACATAAGGTATTTTTCATTTGCCTTATCATATAAACCATCATGCGTCTGAATAGCAATCATTTCATTAAATGTATACTGAATACCATGTGATTGAAGCATAAATAAACCTCTATCTGGGACTGAAGCAAAGGGGACTTTAGTATTAAACATATAATCCTCTCCTAATTTTTCACGTCTCCAATTATCAGTCTGAGGGATATATGATTCTTGTTCTTCATCACCCATTTTACCTAAATCATGATTCAGGGCTGAGAATACTAATTCTTCAGTTGTAAATGTAGACATATCACAATCTTCAGAAGCCCATAATTTAGCTTGCTTAAGAGAACATCTAATAACACGTAAAACATGCTCAACATACCCTCCAGGAAAAGCATTATGGTATTCCTTTTTATGAGCAGCAGGCATTAACATTATGCGTTCAGCATATTGATTATAGAATGCTAATAATTTTTCCTTACGTGGTTCAGAGATATACTCATTAATATACCCCATTAATTCATTCCAATTATCTTGGATTTGTTCTGCTGTTAATTTCATATAACTTATTTAGTATTGATTTACTTCTCCGGGGGATAATGGTTCTTGTTGAACAAATGATTTAGCATCTTGAACACATTCCCGTGCATCTCTTAATACTTCCTCTACTTGTTCGGATGACCCTCCTCGATTTAGGAAGAAATATAGTTTCTCAATATTCCCTTCCACCCGTTCTAATCGTCTCATTATAATCTCTCTATTCTTCATATACTTTATTTTAAATGTTTTAAACCCTCGTATTCCTAATGTACGAGATTGATATCATGCCTCCAAGCTTACTTTAAGAAGCTTTCAATAAGATTTTGGATTTTTTTAAGATGCGCACATTTTTCATATTCTTCCAATTCTTCAAAATATGAAATTGTAAATTTTACACTGGATAGGAAGATTTCATCTGAATGAAAATGGATAGCATCTTGATGGTATTCCAATGATAAGTCTACCTTTTCTATCCAATACCAGGCTCTATTGTACGCTATAAATTCCCCAGCATTTTCGACATCAAATAAATCTAATTCTTCATTCATTTTCTCAAAGAATTGGATTACTTTTTTACTGAAAATTTTATGATTATGAATAAGTTTTTTGAACATTCCTACCCAGAATAAAGGATGTTGTTTATAATCCTCTAATAAATGGGACATATCATTTTCATGATCAAATAAAGGTTTAGAACCCTCACCTGAAGAATCAAATAAATCAAATATTTTATCTTTGTCCACATACATACATATGTACTTTATAACTTTATGAATATAAATATATACAAAAAAAGCCGGGATTACCCGGCTTTCCTAATAGTTTATTATTTATTTACTTAATATCTGCAGATTCGATTAAAGTATATGTAAATGATTTACCGTGAATAGCGGCTGCTTTACGAGCAATAACCATAAATGCTTCGAAATCTGATGCTTTTTTAAATACTTGACACCCTTCAGACCAGTTTTCTACGTAAGTAGAATCTGCACCTGCTTTATGGATATTAATACCAAACACACCTTCAGCAATTTTAGTTTCATCATAAGTCATATCTCTATTTGCATCACGATAAACTTTTACTGGTTTAGCTTGTTTTAAAGCTTCGTATTTTCCTTGGTGTAAACCTAAAGTGTGTGAACCTCTATATTGACCTTCAACTAAACGAGCAACTCCAGCTGCATTATGGTATTCTTTTACTCCTTTTTTACCAGGGTCTGTAGTACAAGGCCATTGAGCAAATCTCCATTCACCTCCTTCTTTATAAGAAACAGTCATTGTATCATCAAATACATTTGTTACTACTTGACCAGTTGCCGAGTTTCTAACTCCTACTATATTTACATCAAAATCTTTAGCTCCTTCAAACCAAACATATCCTTTGGCTTTAACAGCAGTTTCAATTTGTTCTCTTGTATATGCCATTTTATTTATTTTACGAATTGATAATATTTAAATGTTTTTTCTTCGCGATCCGCAAGGCCATGTGTTCCGCCGTTGATTCGTTTTGTAAGCGCAAGTATCGCGTTTTTATCAACGCCTTTATCGCATATATCCCATAATTTATTACGGTCAAAGAAAAACATTGCTGATTCGAAAGCATAAGTAGTTGCTACTAAATCAGGGGTAGTCATTATTTCGGGCTTATTCAAATATTTTGAAAAAGCTTCATAATTCGATTTTCCGGTAAGTTGTAATGCACCTCGCCCCCTATATTTCCAACCATCTCCTGATGCTTCATCGCCATTACCCATTCGGCTAGCATATACTCGGTTGGCAATTTTTTCTGGTTGGCGCGCATATGACTCTTCTAAATTACCCGGAAAGTATTTACCAAAAATCCCTTGTAATCCTTGGGATGAATAATTTAAATTTTCTGAAAATGCTTTAAAACCTCCTGTTTCGTGAGACGTTTGAGCAAAGAAATGTGCTGCACGTACTGGGGTTAATTTGTAATAAGCCATAGCGGCTTTTATTGTACCTGGACCAAAAGCACCATCGGCTGTTACTCCTATTTTCTCTTGTAAACTTTTTAAGCTCATTTTTATTGGTTTTCGTTATTACTATCTTCTTCGTGTTTGTCTTTCTTATTTAACCACTTGTCAACAGAAGCAATTCCAAATGACCCTAATACGATTACCATAAATCCATCAAAAATGAATTTATTAATTAATAATGGATTACCATAAGCCCCAGTAATTAAATCTACAGCTAAAGCTATTACTAGCATAAAAAAGGCAATAAAACCAACTACTGCTTTTTCATTGATTGAATTGTTATCATCAAACAATTGTCTAAAAAATTTTTTCATTTGTTATTTAAATTTAGTTAATAATCAAATAACTTTATTTTAAATAACTTTTTCAATTATAAATATTAAGGTTTTAAATAGAATTCAATTTGATGTTTTGCATGTTCTATTAACCAAGGCTCTACATTTGGTAATAAAAGAAGAAATTGCATTTCATATACGTAACACCTAAATTCTTCTTGGTACTCGGTCATTTTATAACCTTTTCGTTGAAAATATAAGTGTAAAGATTCATGAACTAATACTGCTGCTACATTATTTATATTTTTAGATTGGATATCTTTTTGAGAAATTAATATAGTATTTCCATTTTCAGTTGTAGAAAAAGGAGCGGTTGAATAACTGATATGGATACAAACTTCAAGTAGTAGATTGTAACGTGTTGTATCGTATTGTTTTATTAAATCTATAGCTTGTTCAACTGTTTGTTTCCAACCATCACCAACGTCATCGACTTTGATTTGACCAAATAGATTAACCGATAAAAATAAACTAAGGCATAGTAGTAATTGCTTCATGTATTGCTTTTTTAAGTGCAGAGGATACTGTCATTTTAGAAAATGGCACTTTATTATCTACAAGTTCAATCATTACTGCTCTTACTTCAGTTTCAGATTCACCTATACCCTCATAGCATTTTCCTTTATAGTAAATACGAACTCCAACTTGAGTTACTTGGTTGGTTCTTTCAACTCCTATAATTCGAATTGTATATTTTGGGATACCAAAGTAAAATATTTCTACTTTAACAGCATCTCCATTTTCAGCCATACAATATTTTTCAGACAATTCGTCTTCAACAATTTGTTTCACACCAAAACGAATGTCTCTATTTCCAAGTTCACGCAGTTTAGCTGTTGAATAAACAGAATCTACATAAACACAGTTTTGTGCAAATGAAAATAACGGAAATAGTAAAAATAATAATGTTTTCATATTAATAGGTTACTTGCCCCTTATATCCTGGGGCGATTAAATAATAATTTCCTGTAGTGGTACCACTTACAGGGGAGTTGATTGTAATTGAACTCACACCAGGTATAGTTGAGCGTAAGTCGGTTGTACCTGTTGTTAAAGAGGTATATTGTGTTGGAGTAAATATTCTTGATGAATAAGGAAATGTTGTTAGCCCGTTTTGTTTTCTATTAACATAAATGGCATCAGATACACTTATTCTTCCATCATTATTTACATCATATTGCATCCAATGTATACTTTTTCTTGAAGTAATCCCTAATACATTATCTGTTACACCTCTAATATCGGTTATAGTATGAGAAGTTACAGGGGTAGGAGCATCTATTTGAATATACCATTCAACAGATGGATTTGTTGATTGGGAAAATGAATAATAACCTGATGAATTAGTGTATATTGTTTGATGTAATGTCCAAGCTGTGTAAGTTACTATATAGTTAAACTCAATAACATATGGAAGTGAAACACTATTAGGTAAATCATTCCATTTACCCCCACCAACAAATTGCACATAATCTTCATTACCTGCATTATTTGGCTCACCTGGGTTCCATGATGTGTAGGAATAGGTTTCCCCAGTTACCCAACGCCAAACACCTTCATTTACTTCATCTGTTAATCCAATCCAACCACTTGGCCATAAATTAAATATAAAATTGTTTTCTGCAGCAGTTGTTACTGTTACAAGATAACCACCCATATTAATACAATTTTGCTTAGCAGTTGTCCATATTGCTGATCCAGTTGATCTATAATATGAATGTCCGTTATAATTTTGTTGATTGGTAAATCCTGTCATTACAGGTGTAGTGCGTTTATACAATTTAACAGGCACATTTATTGCTCCCGTACCATCAGCATTTCTGATATAGCCAGAGTAGGTAAATGTTTGAGAGAACAAGTTACATGAGGATAATATAAAAAATATTATTGCCCTATTAATATTCTTGTACCACATGTTATTGTATAGTTTAAGGCTGCTGTTTTTAAATCCCAGGCGCCACCTCCATTTATGTTAAATTTAAATCGTTTAGTTATACCTATATTTGTACCTATGCTAGGAAGCATTACATAAGGTGAAGCTAAAACTATATCATTGTAGTATGAAACATAAGGAGCATAAACAAATAAGTTCATTAATTTAATATCTATTCGTTTACCTACTTTCATATCATACATTGCTCCAGCAATTACTGCTGTTCCAATAAATTGTTCTCTAAAAATATAACCATAAGAAATAGTTCCCATATAAACTACTTTGAGTTTAGGAACTTTTTGAAAAGTAAACATTTGTCCGGCTGCAATGGTACCGTAAAGAGATTTATTTCCGTCAAAACCAATTGTAGCAGTACCTGAAAGTAGTGTAACTGATTTAGGTTTTATCCAAGCATAAAATCCTGTGATATTTGGTCCTTTAAGGGCTGAGGTATAGTCGGCTAATGCACCCCAACTTCTTTTTCCATCCCAACGTAATGCAGTATAACCACCAGTTGCTTTGGCTCCATAATTTACTTCAGAATTTCTAAAGTTAAATCCAACAAAGTCGCTTGATGCTACAACACTTGGTTTTCCACCTTCTGATTTGCTAGGAGCATTTTTAGTTGTGGTAGTTGCTCCGGCTGTTATATTTGTTTTCCCTTCGCCTTTTTCGGTTGACGTGGTTTGCGTTGTTTCGGTTGAGGATCCTTGGGATTGGTTTTCTTGACCTTGACCGGTTGACGTTTGGCCGTTGGGAGTTTCGCTGCTTCCGCTACTGGATCCTGTTTCTCCGCTTCCTCCTTCAGTGGATATGGAAGTACTGGTACTGCTGCTTTCTTCAGTTGTTCCACTAGTTGAGCTGCTGCTTTCTTCTGTTCCAGTTTGGCTAGACCCCTGTTGTGTGCCCTGATTTTCATTAGAGCTACTAGAGACACTACCCCCATTCCCACTAGGATTGCTAGAATTATTATTGACATTGTTATTTCCATTGTTTTTATTTTTGTTATCATTATTATTATTTCCATCTTCGGAGGATGTTGAAATTGATCCAATTGATCCTCCTAGAATATTAGATGTACCACTTGATGCTACATCTGCTATTGTTGTTAGTGAATTTAAAATACCTAATACTGTAAATGTGGTATTTTGTGTTACTGTTACTACTGTTCCTATCCCAACAATTTGAGAACATGGTGAGTCTTGACCATATAATGTAAATATATCTGTTGTCCAAGCTTCAAATGTTCCATCTGTGAAATCACTTGCACTAAAACTGTTTGTATAACCATAGTATCCTACAGTTACTTGACCATTAATTGGAACTACAATCGTTTTTATATTTCCAGTACAAGGGTCACTATAAGTATAATTATAGGTTTGAGCATAGCCAAGGAATCCTATAAAAAATGTAAAAAAAAGCGATATTAAATAGGTTGGTTTCAATGTGTAAATATACCTTTGGTAATCATTCTACTAACTATGCGGCTAGAAGCTGTTTCTAACGCTTTTTTAGTGCTGGTACCAATGGTAGATTGATTGAACTTAACCTCGTCCCCCATATCATCTAATATAGAAGACATTTTTACAGTATTTGCTTCACCTAAACCTGAACCCATGATTACAGTTCCAGTTTCAGCGTCAACAAATTTAACTTGTAATCCTAATCGTGTAGTTTGGGTAACTGTTTGTTTACCATCTATTTTAACTATTTCATCTTCGGATACAGAAAAATCATATACTTCAATATAAACAAAATATTTGGCTAAAATTACATTTCCTTTAACGTCAATTTTATTTGATGAAATACCTTTATCTGAGGCTTTATCTTGGGCAATCATACGTTGCTTAATTTCCTCTTTTTCTTCTGTAAATATAAATCGATTAGTATACTCTAAATATTCTAAAACAATATTTGTAACACCTAACCCAACACGTTTATCTTTAAGTTCAGGATACATCTCATAAAGTTCTTCATTAATTCCAATTTTTAATATTTGAATTGGAATTTGTACCGACCCATCATAATCAGCTACAGCTTCAATACTTTGTTTTTTTTCAAAATCAGCTTGATATTGTTCTGTTTTAACAGAACCAACACCTTGAGCTTGGGCTGTCTTACAAGAAAACAGCCCTAGCACCAATAATATAGGTAAAAATTTTACCATGATTCTTCTTCTACTTTTTTAGGTTTTTCAGCAGGAGCAGCAGGTTTTTCTACTACTCGTTCACGGATAACTGTAGGACCACCATTTTCAACTTTTTGTTTGTTGTCTTGGTTTTGTTGTACGTTTACAACTACAGGGGCAGCAGCAGGAGCAGCTTGTTCTGTTTTTGTTTCTTCTTTTGGTTCTTCTTCGTGACCACCAAATAAAGTAACACCTAACCAAGTACCACCTCCGGCTACAACTGTACCTAGAGTTCCAATAATGGTCTTTTTAAGGCCTGACCAAGTGCCATCGTTTGTTTCTTCTGACATAGCTTATTGTTTAATTAATTTTGAATTGATTGGGTTTTCGTTATCTAAAGATAGATTAACTACATACATTCCTTGAGATAATTTACCTAAATTTTTCACATAAGAATATTGCCCTGCAGGTAATTGACCATCTAGTATAGTAACAATTTTTCTTCCTTGCAAATCGTAAATTGCTAATTGAGCGTCTGTAGTTGAAGATACATTAAATGTAATAGTAACATCTTCTATTACTGGATTAGGTACAATCTCAATAGTGTTTATATCGATTATATCCCCAATAGTTGATTTGATTACTTGTAAAATACCATTTGTAGGAGTAATTTCAAGATCTTTTGATGTAATATTACCTGCAAATTTTCGGGTTGTATATAATGGGCTTTCTTCCCATGCAGATTGTGGTTGTAGTGCTAAAAATTGCAACATAACTACTTCATTACCATCTTGCAATGGATTTTCATTATTTGTTGGATCGTATCCACCCCAATTAATTTCTCCTTCTGTTGGGTTAACATAGGTTAACCATTTCATAGCATTTGAAGTTGAATAGATACTTTTAAATTCTAACACATCAGCATCGTATTTTAATCCAAATTGTAAAGAATTCAATTCAGTACCACCCGTTAATACTTTTACAGGAATGTTTACCAAGTTGCCTGCTTCAACAGACAATCTTGGTACATTCACTTCAATTTGGGTAGTTGGAAAATCATATTCTACTGTATGATCAATTACATGGTAGATTTGTGATTCAACACCTGGGGTAGGATCAATTAATAGTTCAATTGGGGTCATACGAGCCATATGATAACCAGTTCCATTAGCATCTCCAGGTACTGCTACATAATATGTTACTGAAGTAACACCTGGAAGGATTTCATATGTGAAGTTAGTTACACCTGGTATAGTTGATGTGTAGTTGGTAGCGGAGTTATTAATTGTAGCATATTCGGTTGCTGTAAAGAATTTAATATCTTCAACGTTATTAGGCCATTGTGTAAAGTTACCGGCTACACGACCAAATACTCCATAAGCATCTGTAATTGTTACATTATTATTTCCATTTACATCAGCCGCATAGTAATCAAATCCAGCCATAGTACCATTTCCAAGTACCCACTGATTAATTAATTGGGCATCAGTTGCTGATATAATATTTCCTGTTGCCATTGTATCACCTTGGATAGCTAGACGAACATCCCAATAAGTTGTGTCTAGATTAACTGTAAAATCGAAATCACCATTCACATCAGTTAAATAAGTTGAATGTTGAGTCCAAGTAGAACCACCTGCAGGACGTGTTTGAAGAGCTAATGGTAAATCTTTAGCACCTGTACCTGTTACGTTTGTAAATGTACCTGCAAATGTAAATGTAGGTAAAATAAATTGGCCACCGTAACTGTATAATGTTAAAGTTGTATCTAAACCAGCATTTGTTGAGGCATAAGCTGGGAATGTTTGAGTACCTGTCCAAGTTAAAGGAGTGATTGAAACTAAGCCATTAAATATAGCAGGTGGAGCATGTGTGAATGTAATTGCAAATCTTTCACCATTGGTTAAGGTGTAAGTTGAAGAACCACCTGTATACACTAACGTGATTGTAATGTATCCAGCAGCAGCATTAGTTATATACTGCATATCAAGGTTAGTTGTAGAACCAATTAGAGCAACAGTTGCATTCGTAAATGCTGTGTTGTCATAAAATACACGAAATTGAGTGGCTGTGTATTTTGTTAATGTAGTGTTTTGTAAAGTTAAATTGGCTGTTGTAATACCTTGAGCAGTTGTACCTACTTGGTATTGATCGGCAATTAATCCATAAATACCATTTCCGGGGGCTACTGGGACTTGTCCAAATAAATTAAATGTTACTAGGGTTAGCAACAAAGGTAATAATAAATTTTTCATTTTTAGTTTTAGTTAGTTTAACAAATTGAAACCATTAATAAAACTAAATTTGATTATAAATATTATAAAAATCGTGATCCGATCAGGATTCGAACCTGAGACCTACTGCTTAGAAGGCAGTTGCTCTATCCACCTGAGCTACCGGACCAATAAAATTTTTGTGGCTCCTGCAGGACTCGAACCTACGACCTTCGCGTTATGAGCGCGCTGCTACTAACCAACTGAGCTAAAAAGCCAATAATGTTAAGGGAGAGGAAATTAAAAGTTCGCTGAAAAGGTTTGAATCTTAAGTTTTCCCGTAATTAAATTTTCAATTTTCAATTTTGAGCTCAATATCATTATCAACATCCAATTATCAGATCCAGAAGTATATTACGTTGTAGGTAATCGGTATGCTACTAATCTAATCTCACTCCCTCTTAACTTAAATTTTTGTGGTTGCGTTGAATGTTTCAATTTCTTCTTGAAGCAATTCAATTTCTTCTTCCCACAATTTTATTTGGTGGTCTTTTCCAATTAAATCAAAATATGCTGTATATTCAACTGGGGATTGACTATCATAATAATCACGATGAGTACCTTTTTTAGTGTCAATTGATTTAAAACGATGAACCATATTTTTCAATTCCGCTATTCTAAAGATTTTACTCATAATAGGAGCATTAGAAATCTGAATTTTGGTTTTCAAATCGATTAATTCATTTGTTAATTTCACCCAAGCATCAAATGATTCATCTGCTTTATAAGGCACATCACTATCAACTACTGTTGAATTAAATTTTGAAAAACGTGCAAACATTTCATCTGCTTGTTTAATCAATTTTTTCTTTTGTTTTAGGGCTTTAGTTAAATTCATGTAACTTGTTTTTTATTTGTTTAATATAATAAAACATATTGGAAATTCCAAACTTAATATTGTAGATTTTAACAGTTGTAAAAATATTTGCACGCCTGGATGGATTCGAACCACCAACACTCGGATTTGGAATCCGATGCTCTACCAGTTGGAGCTACAGACGCATAATGACTGTCTAGGTACCACCGACTCTTACCTATTCTTGGGCCGACCAGTCATCAATCGTAGGAGCCTTCTCACTCCGCGTTAGTGCATACAGGGATCAATCTGTTTCTTACATATTGCACATACTAGTCACCAATCAAGTGACACGTGTAGTCAGGACAGGATTCGAACCTGTAACTTTCGTATAAATAACTAGCGTCTACCATTCCGCCACCTAACTATATGCCCACCCCGTAGATGGGCTGCTCAACTTAAGGTATTGAGATTGCAAGAACAAGTCTCTGACCAAGTCATCTACAATTTTTGCAGAGACATTTAGTAGCGGGGGCAGGACTCGAACCTGCGTCCTCGGGTTATGAGCCCGCCAAGAATACCATCTTCTCCACCCCGCAATATTGGTATTCGGTACGGGGTTCGAACCCGTGCCTCTGCCGTGAAAGGGCAGCGTGTTAACCACTTCACTAACCGAACATAAAAAACATAATACTACTTTAATAACGTTTACCCAATTTTACATCTGCACGCTTTACCTTGTTAGACCGTTTTTTGGGTAACGACTTCTAACACATCCTACCTACCCATATTATGTTTTGCGGTCCATGCGAGAATCGAACTCGCGGCACCACCGTGACAGGGTGGTATGTTAGCCACTACACCAATGGACCAAATAAAGTAGAGTATGACGTATTCTAATCTTATGGATTACCCGCAGACTACTGGTTCTCTCTACTTTGTGGAGCAGATGGGATTCGAACCCACATCCTCTACCTTGCAAGGGTAGCGCTCAGCCAGTTGAGCTACAACCCCAAATAAAAATAGACTTTGCACACGTCCAGGGCCTACTGTGCTAATTCATCCCTGCGCTTCTACGTTTCCCGTCGGATATCTATTTTTGAGCAGGTACCCGGAATCGAACCGAGATCTTCTGATTGGAAGTCAGAAGTAATAACCGTTATACGATACCTGCTTTTATGTACTTGGAGTGGGACTCGAACCCACAACCCTAAGGACTGCAGCTTAAATGCAGCGTGTTTACCAATTTCACCACCCAAGTATTTTGAATTTCCAATATGTCAATGAACTTTTTTCTTTGTGTGAAGATACAAAACTTTTTTTATATCTCCAAATTTTCTTTAAATTCCTGTCATTCCTAAGAATTGAGAATATGACTCATTTTCATTTTCTAATGAAGCCATTCTTTCAAAACACTCATCCCAAGTGCCTTGTGTAATAACTGATCCATTCGATGAATCAATTAATTGCCATGTGTCGTTGATTAATTTAACTATTTCCATAACCTTAATTTCTTTTGATGTAAATGTACGAACGATTTTTCGCTCCTCCAAATTTTATACTAAAGGCTTTCCAAGAAGAATTTTGGAATGCATTGATCCACCAATCTCCCTTTGATATGATCCATCATCATTCATGGTAATATCTTTTCCTTTAAGAACTTTTCGAACTGTATCTTCATCAGTAACCTGAGGTACTCCAGCACTTACTAAAATGTCTTTAATTTTACCTGAAACCTCAATATAGAATCCTGGTTTTTGAAGTTTTTCAATTTTATGAGTAATTACTTCACGTTTAGCAGCACTACTTCCATCATGTCCTGTAGCTACAAATTTAGTGCCTGGAGGGGTTTGTTTGGAAATATTAACCGCATCAATATCGTCATCATCATCTAAATTGATAACTTCATAATCAGCAGATCCTTCTTTTCCAGTAACATCATCTGCTGAGGAATAATTAGAGTGTCCACCAATATATGAGTATGCTTTTTCAATTAAACCAAAAATATCATCTTTATAATCTTCTAAATCTTGTGAAGATAATTTTGTCCATTGACCTTTTGGAAATTCCTCTAGTAAAGGATTATTTTTTAAATATGCTCTGTAATCGAATGTCATAATTAATCGGGATTTGACCAGCCTTTATAAAAATCGGCTTCTCTTTTAGATTCATCTTTTAAACCTTGTTGCATGTAGTTAACTATCATTTTAACCGTAACTAAATCAATAGGTCTTTTCTTTAAACTCATATCGATATTTACTCTTCCTGCTACGCCAGTTCTATTATTTACCCCAACACCAAACAATTGAGCAATAGGTTGAATAGATCCACGATATCCACCAGCACTGCTAAATAGGTATTTACCATCTTCAACAGCAATTGAAAATCCTTGAGCACTTCTACTATCATAGAAACGATCACCTGGTTTACTATCTGGGTAGACTCTTAGTCTTATTTGATCACCATAGTTGTTAGGATCAGGTTCAACCATCACTCCTAAAGCATCCATTAGTTTTTGAGCTTCTGCTTCTGCCTCTGTTGGATCAACAGCTTCATGAAGTTTACCTTCAGCTAAATATTTTTTAAAATCGAAATTGCTCATTATGCTATGTATTTGTTATAAATATATTCAAAATCAATAAGCGGTATTCTATGTCCCATACCTTCAACTTCTTCAATAACACATTCAATAAAAGCATCATCAAGAATTTCTTTTGTAATTAAAGGATTGATGACATCATCCTCCATACCTAAAGCAACAACAGGAGTAAAACCAAGAGTAGGATCTTCAGTACTTAATTTACTGAAATTAGGATCAAATGAACGGGAGTGAAGAGCAGGGTTAAAAGCAACAACTGGAATATCAAAATAATTACCTAACAATAATGCTGAATAACCACCCATACTAGAACCAATAATAACTTCAGGATTAAAAGCTCTAACCATTTTTAATAACAAATCCTCAATATAAGGATCTTTATAATCAATAGTGGGAGCATAACAATCAGATACTTCTTTAAGGAAATCAACCTTAGTACTGGCATTAGAACCTTCTAAACCATGTAAATACAAAACTCGTTTTTTCATAACCTTTAATCTTATACATAAATGTACGAACAATCTTTCAGTTCTCCAAATTTTTTTGCGAGCTCAAGGTAAGAATCGAACTTACTTTTTATAGGTTTTGCAGACCTACCGGCCTCCAAGACCAACTCGAGCTAATGTGGACAGAGAGGGATTCGAACCCCCGACGCTTGGATCTTCAATCCAACGCTCTACCAACTGAGCTACCTGTCCTGGCCTTTTTTAGGGTTTTTAAATAGAACCCAAGGACAGAACGACCTATAAACTATTTGCGCGACCCCAAGGACTCGAACCCTGAATAATGGATTTGGAATCCATCGTGTTACCAATTACACTAGAGAAGCAATTTTCCCGACCTAGCTCGGGACCGACATTGGATTCTTTATTGTACCCTCAAAGTGACTCGAACACCTATTTCCCGGTTCGTAGCCGAGCGTTCTATCCATTGAACTATGAAGGCAATTGTACCTTAGGCGGGATTCGAACCCGCAAGATCTGGTTTCTAAGACCAGCATGTATACCAATTCCATCACCAAGGCAAATGGGGTGTATGGTGGGAATTGAACCCACGACCTCTTGAATCACAACCAAGCACTCTTACCAACTGAGCTACATACACAGTACCGTATATTGGGTTCGAACCAATCCAAAGCAGGATATGAGCCCACCTCGTCCACCCAGGACCTACGGTATATAAGCGGAAAGCAGTGAACACGATCCACATACCTTTCAGTACCACTCGCTTAGCAGGCGGTGACAGCGCCCTGACTGCTTTACTTTCCAATTGTGCGCTTAACTGGACTCGAACCAATAACCTCCGACGTATCAGGTCGGTACTCTGACCAATTGAGTTATAAACGCATTGTGCGGACTAGGTAGGACTCGAACCTACTATCTTCGGCTTAACAGGCCGTAGCTTATACCACTTAAGCTTCTAGTCCAATCAAATAACCGGGGGTAAGGCTCAGTTGAAGCTTTTACAAACAGACACCCCCGACAAAGATGAATTATGGCCTCCAACCACTCTTCAACAACCATCCAACGTCGGTTCAGATAGCGCCTTACCCTGCAATTGTGGGAGCAGATGGAATCGAACCACCAAGACGATGTTTTACAGACACGATCAGGACCCTGCCGATACTCCCTTTTTGTACACCCTCTAGGATTCGAACCTAGGACATTTTGCATGTAAAACAAATGCTCTACCAACTGAGCTAAAGGTGCAAATGTGATCCCGACGGGGTTCGAACCCATGACTCCCTCATTAAAAGTGAGGTGCTCTACCAACTGAGCTACGGAATCATTTGTCTAAGTGGCAGGGCTTGAACCTGCGACCTGAGCGTCCCAAACGCCCCACTCTACCAACTGAGCTACACCTAGTTATTTGAGGAAGCCTGAGGTGTCGATCCCCATACCTTTCAGTACCACTAGTTTTCAAGACTAGGTTTAGCGCCGGCTAAATTAAACTTCCTTATTGTTGTCCTATCAGGGTTCGAACCTAAAACTCAGCAGCCAAAATGCTGTGTGATGCCAATTTCACTATAGGACATTATTTGGACCAATATGTCAAAGAACGTTTTTCTTCTGAGCTCCGTACCAGATTCGAACTGATTTCTCTTGATTACAAGTCAAGCGCATCGCCAACAATGCTTACAGAGCAATAAAATTTATGGGAGAGAATAAAAAAACCCGGATCTTGCGAACCCGGGTTTTATATTTTGGTTGGTTTTAATAACTAACTTATCCTATCCCGGGTTTATATGTGCGCGGTTGTTTAATATCAATATTATTATACACATTGCCACACAGTGCCATCTCTGCCGTTGTACTAAACGACTGCCAATTTGATATGTGTAATGTTGTTTTCATTGAATTATTAATATTTGTTATACGTATCATATCTTTTTTCTTCTTATATAAATGTATGAATAATTTTTTAGATCTCCACGCTTCTTTTAATCTTTTGATGAATTTTTAAATAATAAAATAATTTTAAAAAGTTCAATTTGAGTATTAATTAATCTTCCTAGACGTAAATTTCTACTTATATCATATATACACATTAGTATTATGACTATAGATATCCAATTAAAAGGCAAATAATTTAATGCCATTAATATAGCTCCGGTAATTAATACTCCTAAAACTAGAAGAAACAATACAATATGTTTACCTAAAGTTTCTTCTAGCTTAGCTATATGTTCAGTTACTTCTTCTTTTGTTAATCTATCTACATCAAAATTTTCATCAATCTGGATCATAATTTTATTTTAAGCGTAAGTCATTTCATTTCCTGCTAAATCATATAACTGTTGATTTAACCAAATATCAGTTGGTTTATCTTTAACATCATGGGTTAAATTTTCTTGAATACGATTAAACACAGTCCACACGTCGTTACCTTCGTCTTCAACGCGATTTACGCGCAGTAAAGCGTCGGGATTGAAGTTTTCATCGGTTTCGTTGAAACGTAATCTCGCTGCGTTATATGCAAGCTTTCGCATTTGTTCAAAAGTCATATCTTTTTGCTTCCATGTATTAAGTTGAGCAATAACATCTTGAGCTTTACCATTCATACTTTGGATAAAACGATCTAAATCTCTATAGTTTATTTCAGTATGTTTAATCTTTTCAGATTCAGCATCTTCCCTAAAAGAAATTGCTCCATTAGCACAAACCATTCGATACGCTCCTAAACTCATTTGAAGCGGTTGATCGCCTGAACAACTGTTTGTAAGAGTAATTGATGAATATGCTTCATCTTTACCTTTACTGTTTTTAACAGCAAAATCCGGATGCGTCATTTGAACATAGTTGTTTGTAATCTTACGACTTTTCTTATTACGTTGTTCATCAACTCCATTAATTAACCAACCTTCATTTTGTAGTTTTTGAACTACTTCAATTGTAGGAATATAAAACTCTTTTTGTTTGATACGTTGAACTTTACTAATGTAGTTAGGATCGAGCGTGTTAGCAAATGCTTTTGCTTTGTTCAAATCGTTGTTTACTGGGATAAATTTGTACTTCATAGATTATTTATATATTGGTTTAACGTTTCCATTTTTATCGACTGTATACGATACGGGTTGTTTTAAATTGTTTGCCTTGTTGTAACGGCCTTTTTTTACGGATTTTCCTCCTCCTGAACAGCTCATAACCTTGATTTTTTAATTTATGTAAATGTACGAACGATTTTTCGCTTCTCCAAATTTATTGCAAAAATCTTTAATGAAGTTTTTTTACGGTATATGGTTGTAAAAATGCTTGAATTGATGAATCCGAATTATAATAGAAAATACTATCATTAGATGTTGAATAACTGTTTGTAAATGCAACTGCATCCACTGTATCGCCATCAACTACCTTTTTACCTTCAATACAATATCTGTATCCTTTTGTATACGAGTAGGCATCACAATTTGACTTAGATGATTTACAACTGAATAATAGAAACCCAATTGAAATACCTGCTAATAAATGTAGGACGTAGTAATAAATTTGTTCTTTTTTCATAATTTAAATAATTCGTAAATACTGTTTTTTGTTTTAAATTTAATATAATCTAAATTCGGTGTTGCTGCTACTATCTCAATCACACCCGTTGTTTGCCAAGTAAAGAAGTTATTAAATGGAGACATGAGTAATGATCTTCCAATACCTGGATCATCGTGTTTGGCTTTAAAACTGCCATCCTCATTAAATTCCAACCAAATTATTTCTTTTGATTGGTTAACTAATCCATCTCGTTCACGAACCAATCTCCAGTTAAATTCATTTTCAATTACTCCTTGCTCAACAGCGATCTTCAATACATTATCTTCCGTTAATACCATTGGAATTCCTCTACTTCCTAATTTGCTCATATAGTTTTATATTTATCTTTTAAAATTGTATCGTAATAATCAACTGATCTTTTAGTATCTTTTTGATAAATTGTATATTTTAATGGAAATTCTTTTTTACATTGCTCAATACGTTCACGTTTAGTACCTGTAGTATTGTAATTATAGAATAACCATGCTTCCCAATAATGATTATTTTCAATAGGTACAACCGTTAAAGCAATCTGCCATTTAAAGAATACAAATGATAAACGAGGTGACCATTCAAATCTATAATCAGTATCACTCCATTTTGTTTTATATCCTAAACCTATAAGATCAAACCCAATTTTTTTAGGAATTGCAAATGAGCGAGTTAACATTTCTTCATACATCTCATCAAGAGGTGGTATAGAATGTTGAAATTTAGAATCAGCATTTGACTTATTCCAATCTTCTCTCCTTGCTATTTCTTTCATAGCAGCTTCCATAGCCATTTCTTTAGTTGGTTTAACCCATTTACGTGGAAAAAAATATGGAGTACCAAGAGCAATTTCACCAAAATACCATTCTAACTTAGGACGTTTAAATGGTGAATTAAATACTTTAATGAATTTAAGTTTTTTCATATTAATCTTGTTTTTTAGGACGACCTCTTTTCCCACCTGTTGGAACATAAGCCGGTCTTGGTTGAGTATTTGGATTTGATGGACGACCTCTTTTCCCACCAGTTGGAACATAAACAGGACGCGGTTCAGCATTCGGATTAGAAGGACGACCACGTTTACGTTTTGGAGCATTTGGATCAATTTCCTTTAATTTCTTCTCCTCAGATAAATTCTTGACAAAAAACTTACGTTGACCTAGAGCATATGGGTGAACAATAACTTGATCAAGATCAAACGATCTAATTTCACCTCCAGGACCATAAACCTCAAATCCACCATTAGGGAAAGTACGTTTTTCTCCGGGTTCATAACGCTTCTTTAATTTGAATTCAAGACCCGGTTCCTCAAAGTACATCGCCGGTAAAACGCGGATTCCGGGTTTAAAATTTAAATATTTAGCGTCTACTTCATCGTAAGCTTTAACACCTACATTAAATATTTCACTATGCTTCCACTTTCTCTCTATAATCTTCATATATCAGCCTATTAACTTTAACTACTACAAATAATATACATATCCGTATATACGCCCCGAAAAGGCGCGCAAATGCGCACCTCACCGAAGGCATATTTAAGATTATGCATTTGCAAACTCATCATTTGCAAACTCTGCATTTGCAAACTCAAGTGCCACATCAAACAATTTCTCGTTGATGACCAAATCTTGTTTGAAATTACGGATCTTACGAGCTTTACGAACTTTAACTCCGTACTTGTAATTAAACATACCGTGAATCAATTTTTCTTGAACCACATTAAACACTGACCATAAGTCGTTACCACGATCTTCTGAACGAGTTGGTTCAAGTAATTCATCAAAATCCACTTCGATATTGTCGATTTCCTCCTGGGAAAAACGTGCGGCTAATGACTTTTGAGCAAACTCAATTGTTTGTTCCGGGGTAAGCTCTACTTGTTTCATTTTGTTCATGGACTCTACTGTCAATGGAAGCTTTTCGACCATCTCGCGGATGTTCTTTTGCAAATCCTCAAACGTATAACCCATGTGACGCATTTTAACGTCTTCAAATTGTTGGGTGGAAATGACCAAACCATTTTCACAAATCATTCGGAACAAACCTGCTGTGAAGGTAAATGCATTTTTACCATCGTGGCTATTTGTCAATAGGATTTGTGGGAAAACTGTGTCTCCGTCATCACCATTAATTACTACATCGTTGTTTCGGAAAACAACCAAGTGTTTTTGGAAACCTGCTGTTGCCTCTTTACGTGCCTTAACTTGTTTGGCATCAACAACATCCCAACCTAGTTGACGCATGTCTTCAATAACTTGTGATGTTGGAATGTGTGTGTATTTATCTGACACATCATTGCTAGGTGTCATTGTAAATACTGATGATGCTAATCTTTTGATTTCATCATTTCCTAAAAATTCTCTGTTTTGCAAATTTAACATAACCTTTTGTTTTTTAATTAATAATTAACTTTTTAATCTTACCCTATAAATATACGAACGATTTCCGGCGAATCCAAATTTTTGCGCATGAGTCTGCGAAAGAATTGCAAAGCTTTTTTAAATCGCCTTAAAATCATTTGTTATCGCGTTTTACTGGTTGTAGAGTTGTGGTCTTTACAATATAACGGTACTTCTCATTTTGAATGGCACACGTTTGATCTCCTTCTTGATACCAAACCAAAGTCCATTCTCCCGGATGTGTAGTGCAAGTTACTTTATCTCCTTGTTTCATTATTCTTGTTTAAAAAAGGTTTGTACCATGTGTTCTGCGACCAAATCGAAGTGTCTTGGTATGACGCTGAAGATAATGATTATATAATCGGTTAAATGTCCAATACTTCTCATTATGTTGATTGGTTGCTGTGTTGTTAAAGCTTGCTGCTTTTTCTCCTCGGGCTACTAGGGCCTGGATTACTTCTTCTCTGTTTTTAAATTGCATAACTTTTATTTTTATTTACACTCAAAACCGTAAAAAATCGTACGGTACAAATTATTTCTTTTTTCTGGGGCATTACCATATAAAACTCCGTTTGCAATGGCAATTGCGTGACCTTCAACAATCAAAATAAAACGACCAACTGGGTTGTTTTGCATAAATGATTTAACTGTAAATGAAGTGGGTTTTTTGTAATTTGGATTTGCAAGCACTTTGTATTTAACACCTGCCATTCTTGCTATTCTTTCTTCAACAACTGGAGCAAAACCTAAAAACTTGATTTTCTTACCATTTTTGGTTTTGTTTTCAATGTTTTTCATGCTTCTAGCAACCGAAGTTCCTTCACGAAATCTACGATTGAAATTTTCGGCAACAAATTTGTGGGCTGCATCATAAGAAATATCTAATCCAACCATCACCGCACGAACGAAACAATCATTGTTTTCTTTAACGGCTAATTCTGATTGTTTTTCTGAAAGAGCAACTGAATCAACAAATAATTCGTCTTTAATAACTTCAATGGCTTTACCATAAAAACCAATAACTTTTTGTGTGACTTCTTTTTTCATAACCTTTGTTTTTATAACCTTTATTTTATTTCCTTATCAATCTTACCCTATAAATCTACGAACGGTCTCCGGTGACGCCAAATTTTTAATATGACGCTTTCATGCATTTTTTATATCCGTATATATCTTGCCGATAGGTAAAATTTCGTAGTACTCTACGAGGTGCGATCTGCGGATTTTAAAAAAGATTTCCTATAGTGGACTTTAGGTTTGATTTGGGGGTGGTATATAAGGATATATTATCGACGGGGCTATAGGTATATTCGATATAGTAAGCGATCCAATTCCAGTTCCCGGCGTATCCAACCCCGTATGGACAACGGCGCGCGTGGTGCCTTATGCCGTACATATGCGGGCGGTATGCCGGCCCAACGACGGGAGTAGTACGGCGGTAATACGTTCACACACCGCCCGTACCCTACACCATCTACCGGCTAATTGAGGTAGATAATCGTCTCCGGAATATCCAGATACTTTATCATCGCAATTTCCACCGGGGCATCTAATATTGTTATTTGAATCATATCCTGGATTATTTTAATTATGCTGCTACTTCATCATTCATCACATATGCTTTATCAGCCCATGTTTTAGCATTCACGGCAGCATATTGATATTGATTATATAAGGCTGTGTTATATAGATCTTGATTAATATCACCAATGGTGAAATCAGCTAACATTGCTTCGTCAACCCAAATTTTCTTACCCGTACGAGCATAAACAGTGAAATCACGTTCGCCAAGACCTTCAACTTCCTTAATACGAGCAATGGCATGAACAGCTTTCTTTTCATAACGACGGAGAACACTAATTGCATCCGGAGCTTCCATCACACTGGTAATCATAAAACCACCTTGACATTTAATAATCACACGGTACTTACCCTCTCTACACATGTCATCACCGTGGAAATCCATCACTGTTAAATCTCTGTTTCTTTGGGCAATCACTAAATCTTTCATAACCTTTATTTTTAATAATTAAATCGTCATCATCAATCTGACCCTATAAATGTACGAATCGGATCTCAGGAATCCAAATCCCTTTGCGGAAATTGTTAAAATTCCTCATCCTCATCTTCATCACCATCTTCATCCTCATCCTCACGAACCAACATACAATTGGCAGCATCAAACTCTAACCAAATATCTAATACACCTTCATCCTCAATGTAGGTAATACATGCCTCTAATACTGCAATTATTTTATCAAGCGTTACTTCATCAACGCTCGTAATAAATGGGTGTGATCCAGTTATCATTCGTCCATATGCTTCAGCAATTGAGCTTATTTGCTCATCATCAATTACTTGGGATATAAAAATATCGGCTGCATCTGATTCTACATCTAATGAATCATAATCCAATAAGATTTTATCATACAATTTGTGGGCATACTCTCTACGTTCCTCAACTGTACCGCTTGCTGCCTCTAGGCTCTCAACTGTTGTCAATGTTTGTTTTGCTTGAGCCAATTCAGCCTCTAATGCTGCTACTCGTTCTGCTACTATTTGTGATTCTTTCATAACCTTTATTTATTTGTTTTATCAATCTGACCTTGTAAATGTACGAATAAGGGGTCGGTTCTCCAACCCCCTTCGCAAAGAAATTAAAATAGATTATTCGATTTCATAAGCATAACTCACTGATCCATCATAGATCGAGAAGAACACTTTGAAATCCTTATCGCAATCACGGTTTTTACTGAAAAATAATGAACGCTCTAAACCGTCTTTCGAACGCTCAACATGGCAAAACGCATCTACCATGTGTTTCAATCTATTTGAACCAACAAAATCTCCTGATTTAGTCATTTGCTGGATGTTAATAAATGTAGTGTAATATTTTCTGGAGTTATCTCCTTTTTTATGTTTATCTTGTAAGTTCAAAAACCAGAACTCAGCATTACCTTCCGTGGTACGGTAAGCATCCTTATACATCTCAAGTACCTCAGCAATCGAATCGATTGCAATAACATCATAACCTTGATCAAATACATGCTCTAATGTTTCAGCAACATTTTCAGAATAATTTTTC